GTCGTGGCGAAACTTTTGCGTGCGTCGTGGCCCAAGGAGTTGATCAAGGGCATCATGATGCATGAGGAGTGGGCATCAGGCGAAAAGTACAGACGAACACTGAACGAGTATTATGTAGATCGTACGATTAATAAGATGTACGCGCATATCATCGAGACTTCCAAAGAACATGACAATTGGATGGAACAAATAAATAAGGACTATTTCAAGGCAATGCTTGGCGGTACTGCAGTCGTGTGTAAGTTCATTGATGGAGTAGGCCGCGTCAAGAATGTATTTACTCCCATGACCCATGAGAACTTTGCGAAATGCTTTCGCGATGTGCTTGTGTCTCCTAACGGTGGTGAGACTGTACAGCCATTGGGGACATACTGGCTAGACTCACCTCTTGCGAGGAAGTATGACGAGGTAATTTTTGATCCATCATATTCGCAAGTGTCGCTACGTGATTACAATTTGTGGCGTGGCTACGGTGTTGAGCCGTCATTGTCAGGATCGTGGGATAAGTTTAAGCGACACATCTTCGAAAATCTGTGTGGATCCTCAGAAGAATTATTCGAATTTATATTGGACTGGATGGCGTTTTGCGTTGGTAAGATGGATCTCCTGCCAGAAGTGGCAATAGTCTTGCGAGGAGATGAGGGCATCGGCAAGACGTTCTTCGCGAAACAACTTGGACGCTTATTCGGTGAGCACTATATTGAGATTACACAACCTTCACAAATAGTGGGGAATTTCAATGCACACTTTGAGAAGGCACTACTTGTACTTGTGGATGAGGCGGTATGGGCGGGTGATAAGAGGGGCGAGGGGGTGCTCAAAGCGTATATTACACAAGAGGACCTGTATATTGAACGCAAAGGGATCGATCGTTACAAGCGTAAGTCGCACCTTCGCTTTGTGTTCTCCTCTAACAGTTCGTGGGTTGTGCCTGTTGGGTTAAATGGCCGACGATATGTCGTCCTGGAATGTGGTACGGGTGCTCGGCTTAACTCAGATTATTTCGCGGCAATCGAACAGGAGCTTGTTGACGGTGGATATTCTAGGATGTTGTTGGATTTGTTGGAGAGGAGTCGAGGCTTGCCTAATAGACCCATGTGTGCTATTATGACTTTGGGTACGCATAGGCAGAAGATTAACACAGAGTCAGCATTGGCACTGTGGACCGAAAGCCTACGCGAAAAGACAATTGCAGGCTACTATGAGTGGGATGACTATATCCCGTGGGCTGCAGAGTATGAGCATTATCGGAGGACGTTTGGCAGTGGCACAGAACGGCGCAGCAGGATCGAATTCAATAACAGGATGGCTGCGGTCCGCGGTGATGTCCGCAGGAAGACGACGTACCTCAACAAGCACACAAAAAAGAGAGAAAATGGCTGGAAGTTTCTACCGTGGGAAGATTGTGTCGCTGATTATGTCCAGCGGTATGGCGTGTCTCCCTTGGATGTATCGTAAGTCATTGATTCTAGGCGTTATTATTTAAGGGGCTAAAAAAGGAGAAAATAATACAAAATAATATCAGAAAATAATATAGTTAAGTGTCTGATATTAAAAAAGAAAATGGCCCTAATATTATTATATTACGAAAAAAAGTTCAAATCGCAGTAGAAATTTTTTTTATAGGAATCTTTTTTTCTTACAACTTGTATTTATTTTATAATATAATAATATTTTTATTTATTTATTTAATAAAAACAAAGAGATAGATATATTATTATCTAATATTATTTTATATTATTTTCTAAAGAAAAAAAGAAAGGAATAATATAAAAAAGAGTAGGAGCGCACTTGGTGCGCTTTTTTGTTGCTCGATTCTGCAACGGTGGTATAGATATTCAACTATTTGGTTATTTTTTACCCCAAATGAGAAGCCTACATAGGGGAGTCGAGTTCCACCTCCTACCCTAAATGGGGTAGAATATCGTAGTTACGAATTGCCTGTTACCCCAAATAGGGTATGAAATCATAGTTACAGATTGCCTGTTACCACAAATGGAGGTTAGGAAATCGTAGTTACAACTTGTAAGGTAGATTTTTTTTTGTTGACCCCCTATGTGTAAGGGTGTAAGCTGTTTCTTATCGAGACGGGAGTTAGAACAGATGAACGACGATAAAGATTTTTGGGATGCTTGGGATGATCTAAATCGTGCGATCGGTAGGATGCTTGTTGCACAACCACATCAGATGTCTAATGCCGCTGCTGCATTAGAAGAAGCACAGAAAAATTTCAGGAGTTTGCTGAACAGTCGGCGGTTAGAAATTAAGTCGAGAATCTGAGGTATACGATGAATATCGATGAAGTTTCGCGGCTGGCGATCCTGTGGAAGCAATTGGCCGGACATGGTCCGACGTGGCTGCATGGGGAATCCGATAGCTAAGAAGGATTTTTTTTTTCTTGACGTTGAGGGTATACACGCGTAAACTCTTTCTTATCGAGACGAATACGACAGTTTTGTAAAGGAAAGTAACTATGCTAACTAAAATCGAATACTTTCGCCTTGCAAATAAGATGGATACAAAGTTCCTTCTCGACTGTCTAGAGTTCCCTACTGTGCATATGACAAAAACGCATCTCAAGATTATTCGCCTTGTTCTTCGTAAAAGAGGGGTAAGCAGATGACCAATGTGTTAGATGGCGTGACTGTAGGTGACTATATCGCGTGGGATCCTACGGATGGAGGAGTATGTGTTGCAAAGGTAGACCGTGTGACTCCTACTCGTGTCATTACCCATGGGATGACTTGGAGGATAAGTGACGGTAGACTGATTGGCACATGTGGATTGTGTCATATGTGGGGACGCCCGGCCACCGACTATGATATGAAGTGGTGGAGGATTAGGCTTTCTAGAGAGATAATCCGTAGGGCAGCCGATGGTTTGGAAAATGATAATGCTCTTAAGGTTGCAGAGTTTATCGCCAACTTAGAAAAAGAAGATCACGAATGCTCTTTTTTCTTGACGTTGAAGGCATGAATGCGTAAGCTCTTTCTTATCAAGACGGAGTTAAGTAGATGGTGTTCGAAGGGGCGAAACTGATGACGATGAGATGGGTTGTTCAAGTTGTGGAGACTGCGAAGACCATCGCCGATGCCGATAAAATGCTGCAATGCCTGCGGCTGCAAGACGGATTCATCTCCGGCCGCACTATCGGTGACGGACACACAAAACCTTTCGCAGTTCAGGCATTCTTTGAGGATTGCGGTCGGGTGGATTGGCTTCCGGACGGCATGCGTCGGGTTCTTGCCCCAGAACGTATGCTCGTGCGCTGAAATCCACGCAGAGGCTGTTGTCGATCTGTGCAATCTCATGAATGAATTTGTGGGGTAAAGGGTAAGCAAATGACCAAGAACACATTTAGTGGTGCGGATTGCTACGTGTCTCCTATGCTGGCACAGGGGCAACATAAGTGGCCGGGATTTTTTGCTTTACCTTTCAGAGTGCATTTATATGAGCGGGGTAACGCTGAATTGGAAGATATCAACTATGATGTGTACTGGCGCTTAGTCGAAATGCGTGAACTAGATCTAACTGTGCTTACATTGGACGATTGGCATGGCTTGTTCTATGCTAAGCGATTGGCAAGAGGATTAGAGTACTGAGGATACGATTTTAGGTAGGCTGTGTGCGTAAGATGTAGTGTTACGCTAGGGTGATAGCGGACATAGCAAGATACGCACCAGTAGTCTTTAAAATGGCGTACAGAGGTAAGACGATGGCAAATAAGCCTTTGTTTGAAATATCCGAAATCTACCCTGGTGTTATACTTGAAAAACAGCGGGTAGGCAGTACTTATAAATGGAATGTGTATAGGGAAAAGCCAGAGCACGCTTTTAAGAGCTTTTGGTACAAGCGAGAGGCCTTGGCTTATGCTGCCAAGTTAAAACAGGAATAGTGATATTAACAAATAACTGCACACTTGGTTGCCTTGGAGATAGTTATGTTGCACCTTTTTGACCATCTGGAATCTGCGTATTTAGAATGCTACTGGAATCTGGATAGTTACTGTTGTGACTTACCTGGTACGGATGACGACGAACTTGAGAAAATGTATAATATGATGTGGCATGGCACTATGTTTAATTCTTGTTGTGCTGCATATAACTGTACGATAGCGCAGAAGTACCTTGCTCTTACTGGTGCTTTGGAATCTTTCTAGATAGGAAGTAATGGATTATGATAGCGGGTTATGATAGTGGGCGTATTTGGGGTGCAGTTCACGCACTGCAGGGGGCTTTTATTTGGAACGAAACCCCTCCAGGTTTCGACTATTGGTGCGCTGTGTGCGATACTCTTACCGACTTAGCTAAAAAGGCTGAAGCAATAGAAGCCGAATCGGCGGAGCAGGAAACTAATGAAGTCTATTGAGTGGCGTCAGAATTCACTTTATGTTAATGGGGAATATGTTGGCTATGTTTCCCGTTGCATCGGAGGGTGGTGTGCTGTAGAGTCTTTTGAAGGCGATGACGAGGAAGACGAGACTGTTTTGATTTATGGCGTAACTAGAGCACAAGCTTGTTATGCTTTGGAAAAGAGGAATACAGATGACTAATAGTCTACGAGATAAGAGAGCAGATAATCGTTATCCCTACACGTATGCTGCGGACCTCATTAGAAGTTTCGCTGGACCTAACATGAGCCGTTCTGAGGCAGCATCTGTGTGGCATGGTATTGCAACCGTTCTTGGTTTAGACGAACGAGAAACAGCGGAAAAACTTGCTAACTACTACTGGGAACTGCATGAAGATTGTAGAAGTAGAGGAATAAATTATGGTTGACTGGACGAAGAAGATTAAATTCAAAGATGGTACTCCAGCGCGACTAGTCGGAACGCTGCAATGTAATACGAATAAACCGCAGCGTTTGGTGTCTATTGTTGATTCCTACGGTAATGATACAGGTACCATTTATAGTTTCTACGAAGATGGTAGTAGCGCATGCGATATGGTGGTTGTCAATGAATTACCTAAGTTTTCTAAGGATAATCTGGTATTTTTAGGTTACCCCTTGTATTCATTTAATGCAGGTCCAGCTACTAAGGTTAGTGACCCCAAGGAGTTATGGCTTTATGACGGTAATTCTATCTATGATGTTGTAAATAACGATGAATTCTTCTACCCTGCTTGGCTACTTTTTAATGTAGGAAACATTATTCTTTTCCGCTATACTGATGAGTATGTACAAAGGGTTGTTTCTATGGTAGTAGTTGAAAGACATTACTACTACGTGAAGGTTAAGATTGACGATGACGGCAAGGTGTTTACACCATATAAGTGTGGAGGATAGGTTATGCAGACGGTAATTTGCGAATCCTTTGATGATGAAGTGGAGTGGGGAGACATCTTTCTTTGGGGGTATAAGTATTTTTATGATGAGGATGCTGGGGTATATTTCTGTACAGTAATGGATGCTCCCGAAGTGGGTGTTCAGAATGTTTATGGGGTGTATCACCCTATTTACATTGAACCTATTTACAGTCTTCCATACCTTGTAGCAGATAAGGGTCATTGGGGTCCGTGAAATTTGAAGAAAGGTGCAATTTTTTTTTTAATTGACATTCCATATTAGCTGCAGTCACTGCTATACCGGGCCGCCTGGACCTACTGTCTGCCACAAATGCGGTAATCTCTATGTGGTTTGGGTAACGTACGAGAAAAAATAATTTATTTTTTTTTTCTTGATTTCCGTTAAAAGGCGCTGTAAGCTCTTCCTTATCGAGACAAGGAGTTTGGGAAATGAAACCGCGTCACCTTAGCGAGGCAGTTGTTGGTAAGACGATTACCGATGTCTACCTGGACGGAAACTATATGGTGTTTAAGTTGTCGGACGGCTCTACCTTTCAGGTCCACTATGAGTACCTTTTTGACGAGGATGGTTACTATTTCAATCTGGACAAGGTAGACTATCGCTATTAATCTGTAATAGATGGGGCACAACGGGTGTGCCCCAGCCACTTTCGAAGGATGAGTTGACATGCAGTCAGGGTTTTGCTATTTTGATGTGACGCAGGTGCACTATCTATATTTCTGGGATGAAGAGAATCGGCGGTACTTCATGCGCTTGAAGGAAAATGGACAGTTTAACGAAGAGAACGACTATGATGATCTTTACTTGAAGGATCTTCCTGACAAGGGTCATTGGAGTTGTTAATGATGCTGGCTGATAAGTTCGAGAACGTCTGTGCGGGTATCTCTATCAGTGTAACGGGCGAATTGGTATTCATGGATTATATCTATTGTGAATACCTTGGTAATTATGGCTTGCGTTTCCGTGGTGAATTAGCCGTCGATTTTTACGATGGAACAGAATTTGATGCTCTCTATGTCGTCCCATGTAACTGTGACAAAGGGCATTGGGGACCGTGATGCGTAAGAGTGGATGGATTGATGCGTTGTTTCCTGCCTTTGTAGGTGTGAGTATTTTAATGGGTGTCTTATCCTTCTTTTCCCTGATCTGTGTTCTGATGATCAGTTAGAAGGGTAAGATTAAAGCGAGTAGCCGATAGCATGTCGGCAGTCAACAGGATCGCGTGGACACGGCCGGTTTTGTTGGCATGATCGTGAATGCCGCTCATGCATGCTGCCGTGTAGGATGTCATGAGGGAACCCCTCAAGCGATGGCCATCGCCGGGGTTATCTGCAGGAGTTGCGTCCTGCCGCGCTTTAACTTTTTTTTTTTATTGACTCTTGTTAATGCATTGGGTAAGCTTGTTTTTATCGAGTGAATGTGAGATTGCAGATGAGTTACCGAACTTACCGTGAGGCAGTTAACAGTTTGCGGGAATTCGTACCATTCCTGCGTGATGCTCACAACATTGTTAAATTTTGGTCGGAGAAGTACAATGCGTTTCGTTACGCTCGCGTACTTCGGGTAGTGCGCTAAATGGCCGACATTGCCTTTTCCATCGCCACCGGCTTTACCGCCCGCAAGATGACGCCCCGCCGCCTCGCAGTCGAGGCCGCCGTGCGCAAGGCGCTGGGGTTGGATTAATGAAGCTGTACGTCAGATCAAGGAGTGGGGACTTCAACAAGCAACTGCTGCACGTATCTTCGGCTTGCCGTGCCCTGGAAGAGTGCGGGACGCAAGATGCGATATTCGTGTGGGGGCTAACGTGCTGCTACGTGAAGAAAGTCAAGTCCGGTCTATCGCTGTGTTTTTGGGAAGATGAGGCGCAGACATGACAGACGCACCACGCCGCTGGCGTTATTACATCCAATGCCTAGATCACCGCAATAGCGCAAGACATAGATGCGCACGAATGTGGAGGAGGTGCTTTGTCACCCTTCGTCCGCTTCCCAGGTTCCGAGGGGACCCATACTTGCGTTATCTGAAGCTGTCTAAAAAATCTTTGACAGTTTTCAAAAAATGCGGTAGACTTTGTTTTATCGAGATTAGAGGAGCAGGAACGATGCACGTGTTTGAAAAGGCTGGTTTAGGCGTAGCACCTTTCCGCTACATCGGCATGAGCTAAAATATGTGGTCGCCTTGCCCAGGTGTTCCAGCGAAACCAGGAGGCGCCTGTGCATATTGCAGTCAAGGTATTCGTTATTGCTTCTGGGTGCAGAGTGCAGATGGTCGCAAGTTCTACGTCGGTAGCGAGTGCATCAGTCGCACTGGCGATAAGAACCTTGCTAAGGCTGTGGACGCAGAGAAAGCGAAATTTGCTCGTGAGCAGCGACTGCAGAAGGCAAATAGCATTCGTGAAGCCACTCGTGAGCTTCTCGATGCGGATCCTACTGCGCTGACTCAACAACCACATCCCTCGATACCCGGCAAGACTTTACGTGATTACGTCAAATGGCTGCTCCTTTATGGTGGAACAGCCAGTACTGCCAAGATCGCCAAGCTCATTAAACAAGTTGGAGACAAGTCGTAGAATAAGTTTGGGAGCGGCGTGGAAAGCAGACACGTGAGGCAATTTGGCCCATGCCAGAGGGTAAAGTGGACCACTAACCCCCAGCCGGAGTAGCGCCCGGCCTCCCTATTTTAGTTAAGGGCGACTAGCGATAATGGAGCCCGTACACGGGAGATGCCGAGCCAACTAGCAGCGCGGTAGGCGGCGCCACTGGATAATCTAGCTGTTCATCGCTATTATCCAGTGCCCTTAATTTTTTTTTTTGGATCGAGATTATGAAGACTACGAAAACCGTTAAAGTGAGTTTCCCTATTGGAATTTTCCCTATCGTTGGGGTAATGTTCGTATTCCTCAAATTGGTGGGGGTGATTGACTGGTCGTGGCTGTTGGTCTTGTCCCCCTTCTGGATTCCAATACAGTTTGTTGTTGCATTTTTTACTTTTGTTGTTATTCTAGCTGGTGTAAATTATATTCTCGTATGCTTGGATAACTTTTTAGAAAGGTGGTAAGGAGGTTACAGGATTAATATGCTTGACATGTGGGGATTTGTTCCGTTTCCGGAACCCTCGTCGGAGTTTACTAGGAAGAATCCGCCTGTTGCGGTGCAGAAGAGAAAAGTTAAGCTCGTAATTGTCGAGTCTCCTTATAGTGGTGATGTTGAAGATAATATTCGGTACGCGCGTGCTTGTATTGCTGACTGCCTGCGACGTGGCGAGGCACCGTTTGCATCGCATCTTCTCTACACACAGGATGGTGTTCTGCGCGATGACGTAGCCTCGGAGCTGGAATGGTGCATGCAGGCTGGGTGGGAATGGATGGTCGTTGCCGACCTTGTTGCCGTTTACTGCGATCGCGGGATTTCCTTTGGCATGGAACAGGGTGTAGCGCGTGCGCTGAAACTTGGTAAGGTTATCGAATACCGTTATCTGCTGTTGAGGAACGAAAATGTCTATTGAGATTAACTCTGAAAATTTTGTGTTTGTGCCTTTGGAAGAGGCTATGCGGATTCCGGAAGGCCTTTGTACCATATATAAAAATTGTTATTGGATAACCCATCCTGATAAAGGGATTTTGTTCTACCATTTCCATAGGAGTTTGTACCCGCAGTGTAATACTGACTTTGATATTGCCGATCGAATCAGGAATGCACTTTATCCATGGGCGACAATTGAAAAGGTTGATACGGTATTTGTTAAGGAGTAGAATGTATGGACTTTAACTTTGACGATTATATTCCTATCTTTGATGAGGAATCGGATCATATTTTAGCACTTCTGCTAGTTGGGCAGGATATCGAAAAGGTCGCGTTGGATTTGGCTTCTCGTCTTGGCGAGACTACACATTACAGGATAGATGACTGTAGTTATTTTTGTAAACCTAATGGTGGTGTTTACACATACAGCAAAAGGAGCGATGAATATGTCGGTTGACTGGTCTAGCCCCGTACAGTTTGTTACGGGAGCCCGTGCGCGGGTGGTGGGTTCTTACAATCTTGTATTCGGCCCTCACTATTTGGTAGTTGAAGTGTCAGAAGAAGGCTTCGACTTTCAAGGCAAAACAGTTGAAGTAAATGAAAATGGCTTTGACATGACGGGGTACCGTTCCGTTATAAATGTTCCTCCTACTAAGATAAAGGTTCCACTTATTGTTTATGCTGTGTGTGATAGAGATGGAAAGTACTTAGAGAGTTATGAAAATTTTGAGGTGGCACAGTATGCTTCATCCTGTTACTCAGATTCAACAATTGTTGAAATGACGGGGGTAATTGAAAGGGATGCGCCTGTCCCCTATAAAGTTCCTATCAAGGTTTATGCGGCTGTAGATCGAGATGGGCGCGTGTTTTTCTGGGGTAGAGATAAACGCAATATGGAGGATACTGTTTCTAAGAGTGTTACTCCTTTAGTCCTTGTGGAATTCGATAAGACGATTGAGTGGCCCTACAATGTGTAAGCCATTTGCTTCTGAAGATAGATTCTCCCGTATGGCTGAAAAACTATGGGTTATTCAGCGATGGTTTTTGTTCTTGCTTCCTCCGGAGATATCGCATAGGGTGGCTATCTGGGGGCTGAAGCTAAGTGGCTTGTCCCGTAGGGTCCGCCTTGGACTGTTCCGTTTGCTGGGAGGATAGGCGCCATGCCTATGATGGATATCGACTTTCTTGCTAACTTGAACATTATGGTATACACTGTCTGTTTCAGTATTTGGCTTATTGGGTTGGCGATATCCATTATTGGCGATGGTGCCAAAGTAGCCAAGGGCGTTTTACTCATTGCGCTGGCGACTATACTATTCGCATTGAAAGGATATTTTGTATGAATTTTTCTAATGTTGTTGACAAGGCTACAGTATTTTCTTATAAAGGATCTACTATCTTTAGGTATACCGAACCGTTTTCTGAGGAGGTAAGCGAAGCGGTTGCGATTACAAAGTGTGCTCGTTACAACTTGATTTCTGCTTTAAGCGCAATGCGCTTCGAAGAGATTCCCCCTGTTGTCTTCAGTCTTTTCGAGAATTATGGACTTGATGAAGCTTTAGACATATCAGAAATATGGTTTTCACTATTTGATGAACTTGCATATCTTTTTAAGGAAGGGGATTCTTACGATGAAATTGTTTCTTGAGCACTATGGTTATTGTCCCTCTATCTTTGTTAAAGAATGTGTTATTGTAGACATTCCGCTAGCAGACGGTGATATTATTGGGATTGCGCTTGATAATTCAAGTATTCATGGTGCATTTGTTGAAGTGGATTACGTAGCCCAAGATGAGGATAGAGTTTTGGTGGGCCTGCCCATATCCAAAGGCGAATTAAGTGTATGGGTGCATCGTTCATCCGTAAAAGAAAAGGAATGACTAATAAATATAAGTACTGCGAAACCACGGATAGATTTATGGGATATTAATGTGTAAATTTCTTGACTTACTTGGTGCAACCTGATGTTCATAATACATTTGAATATTATACTTGGTTACACGTATATAATTTAGTAGGATGGTTTTGTGCTTTGTGCTTACAAATTATGGTATTTTTGATGGGGAGGGAACATGAAGAAGAGACCAGCTAATTATTATGGCTTAGCATTTGACGAAGACAGTACGGAAGATGTAAGACAGAAGAAGTGGAAGAAGCAAAGAAAAAAGCGAGGGTTCGATGATATAGAACTATGGAATTTAGATAGAACCATAGCGAAGTTCGTGCTTCCTCGTCTTATACGCTATAAGTCTGTTTCTATTAAATTTTCCTGCGTAACACCAGATGAGTGGGATGCGGAGTTAGACAAGATGATCACTGCTTTTTTCCTTATCTGTGATGACAATTACAGTATTGACTCGGATAGGGATGCAGAGATAGAAGAGGGCCTAAAACGGTTTGGTGAATACTTTAGAGCATTATGGTGGTAATATGGAAACTATTCTTGTTATTTGGATTGTATTTTGCATAATAGTTGCGATTCTCGCTGGAGACGTCTATGGGCGCAGTCGGTTCGGATACTTTGTACTGGCCTTTTTATTGAGTCCGATCATCTCTGGGATTATCCTGCTGATAGTTGGTAGATCGGTTGAGGCTGAGGCTCGCCGGGCAGTGGCCATCCGCGCCGAGACGGAGCGTTTGGACGCGCAACGTACACGAAGGTAATTACGATTACGTTTCCTCGTGAACCATATTTAGAATTTATACTTGTAGAGAAGACTTATTAGGAGTAAGTGTAATGGAGAGTGATTATAAATGCGCCAGATCCTACGCACAAAAACAGGCGGATAAAATGGGATGGGATTATGGAATTGAATGGAATCCAATATATAAATACTGGCATACTTTTCCACTACCCCGAAGAGAAAATAGGTATGGGCATGAAGTAAAATGTGAAGTTGTCTATAGTAATAATCCAAAGGAGGGTCACGGTTATAACTATAAAGAGAGGTAAGTTGTACCTCTCTTTAGCGGCATGCATAACGCATATCCCGGCGCAACGCGCATAAGTATTACTTCTCTTTAATCTTCAATCCTAGTGTTTCGTTGTATATTCGGCCACCTACTGTTGCTATAGTGTGGTCAATAGTGATGTATTTTCCTGCTTTGGCAGTTAGCTTGTCTACGTCATCGGCTGTAAACCATACCACAGCTATTTTCTGCGTAGCGGCTACTGCCTGATCTTGCACGGCTAATCCACTGTCAGGTGTGGTAATGCTGAATATAACAGTTTCTATTGTGTCATTTATCGCATCCATTTCAGCCGTCCAATCTCGGTAATAATCTTTTGTTTCATTTGGATCAAAGACGGCAAACCATTTCAACATTATTCTTACACCCTTTCTACGTTTCTAATTTCTTCTGGTGACGCGATTGTTCGGTCACCCAAGTAGCCCATTATAACACGGTCTTCCGCAAAATAGTATATTACTCTATCCTCAGCTATAGATTTTACTGCATACTCTGGCGGTATCGTCTGAATAGATGGCTGTAGCCCAACAAATGTAAAGAATAAAGGAGGTATAGGGTACCTTCTTACTAGTCTAGGCGCACTGTTTGTCTGGCCATAACCTATGTACGGGATTCCGTAGAGTTTTATAAGTGTAGGTGACTTTAATACCTGTGTTGATAAGTAGACAGGTACATTTAACCTGATGCGGAACAATGTATCCGGTGGGTACAGTGTCTGCAGTATTTGTCTTGCGTCGCTATTATACTTTATTGTTACTGTAATAGTCTTGTTCGATTGCACAAACGATAGTTTAGGACTGTTATTCTTGAGCACTATGCTTGGCTGTCTATTGTCTTCTATATAGGTCGCTGTAGTGGTATTATACTTGTTGACAATAAACGGATTTATATTGTTCTGAATCACTCGTATGATTGGTGCAGCAACGGCAGGCATTAGCACCCGTTGTGTAAATACAAGCTTGTCGATATTTCTATTATTCGCGCCTATAGTCGGAGCGCTTATGGTTTCTATAATAGAAAGTACAGGGATATTGCTGCTGAAAGACGACAGAGACGGCGCTTCTTCACTTTGAATGACACTGAATACTTCTATAGGGGTGTTTAGTATTGTGTTAGGAGCGTGATTATACTGGACTATAGACAGTCCTGCGTTTTCACGTATGGTTTGTGGCTGCTGGTTAACCTGGGCGATGGCGACTGCAGGAATATGAAAAAGCTGCTTGACTGTTACTGCTTTTGGATCCATGCGAAATGCAATCATCATAGACTGACGTTCGTAGTGCCGCCTGCGCCTAGCCTTTCGCTTCTGCTTTATCCGCCACGAAGTAGATCCCTTATAGTCTAGGAGTCTATACTCTGGTGTGTACGTGGTTTGTCTTAGAGATAGCCTCGGAATCTCTATAGGTTCGTGGGCAAATCTGCCTTCCGGAAATAGTTGCAAAACCTGCAACGTGTCTATTTGCACTCCGCCATAAAATACTGTAGGATGTGGCAGTGAAACGGAGAATTGCAAGGTTAGCCCTCCGCCTAACCTTGGTAAAAGCAGTTGTAATTGCGTTGTTAATTTTTCTGCTTTTGCGTTTAATGTTGGTTGTATTTGCTTTGTGCTGCATACGATAGACAGAACAGGGCAAGTTTTACCGAGAGCAGGAGCATGGGCGGCTTGAATTGTATTTCTAACACTAACTTGTATGTTCTTTTTTAATTGTATAGTTGTATTTGTATGTTGCCATACCAGTGACGGTATATTAAATGTCTTTACAACTTTTGGTGTAGGCAGACTCTGAACAAGTTCATTGACAGGAAGTGTTAGCAAAAATAATGGATTATGTAGCGCCTCTATTAGAACAATTATTGGTACTGCATAATGATTCTTAACAGTAACGTCTCTGCAATTTTGAGTAATTGCCAATGCTTCAATTGGTGAATTTATAGGTATACTTGGTGCATACTTCGTTGCAGTAATGGCAAGTATAGGAATACTGTAATTTTTCTTTATTACTGGTGATTGCCCAGCTAGAGTAAAGGTTAACTTAGGGCTATTTGTATTATGGGCAAGTGTCGGGGCATACCTTGTTTGTGTAAAGGCCTTAACTGGTGCACTGAAGTAACGTGTGATTGCACACAGTGGTAATGTTTGTGTTAGCGCTCTTACATTTACAGGTACCTTCTTCGATAGTGACTGTGACGATACTGTTTGAGTATTTGTTAACTTTGGTATTGCATAGCGCTTAGCCAGAGTCGGCGTTTGCCCCGTCTGTGCTAATGCTTTTACGCTAATCGGTGACTTATAATTTATAGTTGGCGTTTGGGTTGTTTGTGCAAGTTCTTTAACTGGGATGCTTTGTGTTGTGGCACCGTTCAAGAGCACAAACATGCCGGCTCCGACAGCAGTGGCGCCGGAAACGTTAAATGTCTTATTTGTGAGGGTAGGCGCGCCACCGGTCCACGGGGCAATATCGACAACAATGCTTAGAGCGGATCCTACTGTGTTGTCTTTCGCTTCTATGAGTTCCGTCCAGGTTATACTATCCCCTGAAAGGGTTGCGACGCTCGTCCACGAGGAGTCTAGGCGGCATCCAAGAACAATGGCCGCGCCTACACTTGCGCTTGCTGTAGGCGCTGTAATGGCACCAATGTCCTCTTGGCTGGCGTTCTGGGAGAAAGTTCCGTTAGCACCAATTGGGCTACTATTGTTGACATATCGCAGTGCAACACAGAAGTGCATAGTCTTCTGCGGCGCCGACATGTCATGTGGCGTTACTATGGGGCTGCCATCATCTACACCTGTTGCAACCCGGTAACTCGTAAGGACTTTGAAGTTACCGCTTGATGAATGGTTGTTTTGGGTCCATCCCGTACCGACTGACATGGTAGGAGTGCCTGTAGTAGCGCGGGCAAAAGAAAAGCAAAGGAGAAAATCCTTTGCTTGATAGGACGGCGGAAGTGGTACAGTTACTGCTGTAGTTGCATCTCCTACAGCAACGGATCCAATGCTGACGACTTCAATACTCATTGCACTGGATCCTTTTTACTATAGAATTATTAAGCCCAAGTAATAATTCCTGCTGAGTTCCAAACAAGCACAAGGTCCGCAACGTTGTTACCAACGTCTGCGCCAAAATCGACATATGCGATAAGGCGACTATTACCAGCAGTTGCGTTATACTTTCGTATGACTGCATAACGTGCATTGGTGAACCCCGAACCGGACTGTGCCCATGTTACATCGTTGGCGTCAAACTTGACGGTTCCGCTTGTTAGTGTAAGTGTTACCCCTGATAGGGATGTACCGCCTGCTGTATAGTTTGTGCCTGCTACTTCATTTGTTACATCATCGAAGAAATCATGTGAGGCTGCATTTGGGGTATATGCACTTGTGTGTAATGAAACTCGAATGTCATCGGTATCAAAATCGATGACGCCATTTGAAAGTCCGGACATTTGTCCTAATAGGAAGTTGTCATATTTATTTAGTGTAATTGCCATTTTTTCTACTTCACTCCGCTGTTATTTATGAGTTTGTCTATCAGTTTTTCTTTGCTTGGTTGGGGTTCTACACTTACCCAAGGGTCATGTCCGAACAGTCTAACCGCAACATAGCCTTTTTCTGCCATGTCAATAGGCATATTATCATATAACCAAAAAGATTTCAATAACGCATCTGATCTTGCCCTACGTTCTTTTTCTGGTTTGTCCATAAAAGAAGTTGTCAAGTCTTGCTCGAACCCTTCTATAGTATAGGTTCTTGTTCCTGCACAAGTCTCATATAGTAGATCGTGAAGAAAAGCAGCGGGTAACGCGTTTATTGGATCTACGACATCATAGAAACGAAAAGGAATAGAAGCCCCATCACAGCAATACCCACTAGGAATAAATAATCTATCGTGTCCAAGGTCCCACTCCCATACAAATTCTATGCCTCTATACAATTTCCATACATGTGGCCATACTGGATTTTCCAGCGATACTGTAAGAGTAGACCGGCTGATAGGCTTTATTTGGAAGGGCAACATTTCTGCATTCTATCGATACTGCAAGGTAGGATTACTCTTGCTTTGGACGGCTTCAAATACCATGGCACAGTTGGGTACATTTTTTATCTCCTTTTATTACCCTCTAGGGGCACCGCTGTTGTAGGCACAATTTGGAACAATGGGCGTGCCTCCTCCGCATACTGTTTGTGAAGCTGTAAAGTTCATGACCGGCTTAAAATGTGGCCATAAAGTATTCATCATAGAAATGAAATTCGTACGTAGTGTATTTGATACATCATTTGCTGCTCTCATGGAGTTACCTGTGCTTTGGTCAATGACGTAGAGTCCGTAACCAGTAGCCCATTCATACCCCTTACGTAATAGACTACCTGTTGTCCCTAGTGGATCTGGTCCGCCCTTATCTGGAGTAGGGATTGCTAATCTACGTCCGTAAGATACCCCTGTCCCTGCAGCACTGCCGTCTGTAGATGTTCCGGGAAATACTATACCTGTGCCCAGTACATTGCGATCTAGCGCTATACCAAGGCAATTCTGACAAATGTTATCACCATCCCATTGTCTTGACCAAATCAGAGACTTTATAATACTTAGTCCTGCTGCGGGAACTCCTCTATAATTCGGGGCACCTGCATTATAGCCTAGTCCGTTACCTGGGCGAGAATGTACAGACGCGCATTTCCAGTTACGATCACTTATCTTTCGTAACCGCCAAAATTCATAATACATACTTGTTGCTGTATCGAATATATAAGCATTCTGATCGTTGCCTGCTGTACCCGTATTTAAGTTATCGGGGAATCTAAGGACATTACTTGGTGGGAATTGGTTGTTACCTCCTCCTACGCCGTCCCATGAAAGCGACTGTAGCGGTTCCGTACCATCATTCTTATAGGTCTGACACCCCCATCCTGCTCCAGGTGTAGGGTTGACGTTGCAACCGCGTTGGCTATTCCACGCGGTTACCTCTACCCCTGTTGTGGCAAATTCTACACCAGTACCTATAGGCATGTTCCAAGGGCATAACTTGTCGAATGCATTTAACCAGAAGTCACCAGCTGTGATGTAGCAGATACCAGAGGTATCTCCTGGATCAGGTAGCGGCCCTGGATCTAATAAGACAATAGTCATTATACCCCCAAAAGCTTTTTAGCGTTTAGTGCGCCGTTACCCCAATAGGAAGCATTACGCGCCATCGAAATAAGTTCTACATTCTTTTGTGCATTTACATCAAATCTTCCAAGTTTTGCCCACTCGTTAATATTACCCGCGAATACTGATGAATTACTAGGTCCTACTAACCATGCACAAATACTGCTACCACTTTTCCATATGATATTAAATGTCCAAAGTAACTTTGATATGTCATCTATTGACCAATTCCCATATCCTCTCTCAAACATGTCTATCACATAAGAAATTACTGCTTGACCATGATTAATATCGGATCCATAAGGTTCAGATGGTTTCCCTGATGAAGGAATACCATCCCAATACATATTCCAGTAGTACGCGCGAGCATCAGCAGGGTGCGCGTGTAACTGGTTTCTCATGCAAGATCCGTTAAAGGCAGCAATACCTAGATTATCGATATTGTTTTGCATTGTAGTAGCTTGGGCTACTATTGTTGGATTACTAGATCTACGTCTGAAGAAATTAGCAGTCCACGCAATATGCGATGCAATATGAATTACATTTCTGTACATATTAGAGGTACCGCGAGCGTACCATTTCTGCCAGATATTACGCTCTACCCAAGTATAAATATTGTTATATTGAGTTTGGTAGCTACTCCCTAAATTGTAATCTTTGATCGCGTCTAGGATTTTCCAGACAAAACGGAAGCCGAATAGTTCCCTAAGAATTTGTTCAGTTCCATCATCTGCACTACTTGGCCACCCATAGTAGGTATCTTTGTACTGGGAATTTGCTATTGTTGACGACAACTTAGCATCATTTATCATGTTATTTATATAGTAGAGGCAACGATCCATGTAGATAAGATCGCCTGTTGCCTCAAACATAGCCCTGTTGCCGTCTAGGGAATATGATATTTGATAATACTGATTACTATCCCCAGACTTAGAATTATCGTCGAATTCATTTAGGTCCGCGACAAGACTATACCCCGCTTGCCATTGTGCTACTGTCTTAATATCAAGTACAGGGGGGCAAAATATAAGTAACACAGATTAATATACAACCTCCAAATACTGTAAGTCACCTGTGGCCACAATGGATAGGCTCCCAGCAGTAGGATTTAATATCTGTTGGGAACCTGATAAACTGGTTAGTCTTACTGTAGATGGGAGTCCGGTGAAAGGCACTGTTACTGTGCCTGTTACAGTCCATAAGCAATAGCCGTATTTACCCCCAGTTTTGTTAAAGCGGTATACCCAAGAACCCGATGGAAAGGAATTATCTCTTGATATTGAGATCAAATCCTGATCCAAGATACTACACATAGTTTTCCAAGTCGCGAATGCTGGCTTATCGGTCCCATTAACCCGAATGAGTCCCATTCCCCCTTCTTCGATTCCTGGAGTTGTATCCCCTTGGAGTTTGAACTGATAAATATGCTCTATTCGTGGGTAACTTGCCATAATGATAGCTGCGCGTGGCAGGAATCTAGCTTGGTTTTCTTCTGTTGTATAACTTGCTAATGTTGTGTCAACAGTTGGATAACCATACTCAGTCATCCAAAACTTACCAGTCCACCCTTTACTATTTGCGTAAGTCATAGTAGCTGATAATTGTGCGTCGTAACTACCTTTACTATCGCCTATTTCGGGTGCATAGGGACGGCAGTAATTATGAAATGTAAAAGAGTCTATCGCGGCTAAAGCTTCTGAGTTGTTAAAGATGTCATCAATCCAAGACATAGAAACTGCTGTGTGTGATGTTGGGGTGCCTGCGATTACACCCCCACCGACTATTGCATTTGGATTACCGTCATGGATTGCATTGCCAGCGAGGGCCATGACTTGCCCAACTTGTACACCTGTCCAGCCCATAAAGTTTGGTTCGTTGTAGATTTCCCAAACAATGTCGTAGTCTTTATATCTGGCGGCGGCCTGACGACAGAATTCAACATACATATCCAGTGTACCTGCTACAGATGGATATCTATTCCCCATATTAGCATTTGCCCAATCAGGTGTTTGAGATAATACACCTAATAGAGGAATACCCGCTGATCTTGCTCTATTCGCAACATTATCGAGGTTAGTCCAATTTAACGGACCCCCTTTACTTTGCTGTGTACCCTTCCATGACCATGGGCGTCTAACCCTGTGTCCTGCGTGCAAACGAATGGGATCCGTGAAATCAGTTTCTCTGAAGATTGTACCCCAGCGAAAGAATCCAGTAGTCGTTACAGGGTCAGCGCCTTTTGCCCCTAGTAGGGTTATGTTCATATATTATCTTGCCCATCGTAGCCATTGCGTAGGTGAATCCGGATTTGACACAAAGGTGTAAACAATCGGAGCAGTTGCGGTGCCGTGCGATGCAGTAAAGGATCCACCATCAATACTTCTTCCTGATCCGCCTTGGAATGTGACGTTGCCGCCGCCGCTCTTTGCCAGCCTGAATGAAATAGCTGTTCTTCCCGAAGTAACTGCAGGCATGTTTACTGTGATTGCCGCAGTATTTGTCATATTTACTGCGTCGGCGTTTGGAGGATCGCCGCCTACGGACAGGGATGCTGTAGTTGTAATTGCACTACCTGCATCTCCTGGGTCCCCCTTGTCTCCCTTTACACCCTTCAAGGCAACCAGTTCGAACATCATGGATAGACCCCGAACGGTTGGAGATGCTGTACCATCACCCCCGGCACCCTTGAATCTAATCCAGACGTTAGCGATTTGTGCTGCCGATGGTACATCTATTTGGCTAGTAGCAATCGTGCCTGTTCCCACTAATGTAAGATCAAGTGCAGTAGCATCAAAATCAGTCCAATCGGTATCGGCTGTTGAAGGGTTTGTTAGGGTAGAGTACTGTGGTCGTAGATAAGATCCTGTAGCACCTACTACAGTTTTAATTACTTGAATGCGTAGTTTAGCCGCAGCAGTCAGATTTACACGCTTTCTGTTCTGCCCGCCACCGAATTCTGTCGCGGCTGCTGGCATCGCAGTCCAAGTTAAATTGTTTGTTGCAAAGCAGTATTCTATTTCTGGCGGATTAGCTGCTGAACCGACTGCGGCTGTTGGTAGCTGATTCCAATCAATGACTTTCGGCAGCCCGTCCGACTGGTCCTTAATTACAATTTTATCCCCCGCTGCTGGAGATGCTTTAGTTGTGTATGACATTGACTTGAGCAACTGTGCGTCGTTGGTCACATTACCTAGGCCAATATCTGATCCATTTAGTGTAACTGCACCAGTTTTGCCCGCAACACTGGTGACAGGAATAGATGTTACATACCCTAGCGACTTGACGAATGCTGTAGTTGCGATTTGTGTGCTGTTAGCACTTGTCGCCGCTGTTGGGGCTGAGGGTGTACCAGTAAATGTTGGCGATGCTATGGGGGCCTTTGCGGTTAACGCAGAAGTTAGATCGGTAATATCACTCTGGGCATGGGTGTGGCTTGCTGAGGCTGCACCGATTGATGTCGGAGTTAGTGCGCCTACTAGACCGGCTGCGGTGCCCTCTGCATCTGCTCCTACCTGGGCAGCAGTGGTGCCATGTGGGTTACCTGTTGCGGCAGCGTGGGCATCGCCTGTTGCACCAGCCGCAGAAGCATTGTCCGCGACTCCTGCTAATTTGGTGCGCTCGGTGTCCGTCATAATCTTTTTAGTTGACGTTTCCGTAATTTGCGCGGCAGTATAATCGCCTGACGCAGCAACGACGTTACCTGTCCGGCCGTAGACGCTGGTGACAGCCCCAGCCGGTCCGCCGCCACCCCAAATAGTTGCAATATCCTTGATATCAGCAGGAGAGAAAGATCTTAATCCATTCTCGGTGCCTGTAGTTTTTTCACCGCTTGTTACTTGGGGAGGATTTGGTGATGCGTAAGACGCGACAGTAGAAAGTTTATCTCTTTCTGTATCTGTCATAATCTTTTTGGTTGCCGTCTCGGATATTTGACCAGCGTTGTAATCACCAGTAGCCGCAATAACGTTACCTACACGAGTATGGACGCTAATAACAGTATTTACTTGCGCGTTTTCTTCAATATTCTGGAGTTTTGTACGCTCATCATCAGTTAATATTTTACGAGTATCTGTTTCCTCAATATCTTCGGCAGTATAGTCGCCTGCCTCTGGTACGATGGCGCCTACACGAGAATTGAAAGATGCTACGCCCCCCGCTACAACTGCATTCAGTTTTTGCTTATCTTCTTTCGACAGCAACCCATCGTTAGTTGGTGTCGCTACTGGAATGGATACAATGTCTGTAATAGGATAATCAGCCATTATTTTTTATTGTTCTCCCTTTTACTTTTTTGCTTCTTCTCTATTCGTTTCTTGATATTTGTACTATACATTAAGTGTTTAATTTTTGTCAATAATCAGTATACTCTTATTTGTCAACTGCCTGTTGCAGGTCTCTCCGAATAGATCTAATTTCTTCTAGGTACTCCGTTCGGGTTAGAACTGTTCTCTGCAGATCGAATATTCTGCTGTCAAGTTTATTGATTTGTGTTATTATATAACCTATGATAGGAATAGCTACAATGTTAAGCAACTGTAAGATTAACTCTAGATTTATTGTCATGTCACACTATTCCCTGTCCCTTGATCCAATACATTCTGTATTGCAATGGCGTAAACGTTATTGTTTACTTTCCATCCCGCCGATTCTATGGTTAACCAGAAACCATATATAATAACACCTATAATAATATTGTTTGTTATTACACCCTTTTGTGCTCTGATAACACCGCCATACTGCCCTGTTCCCTTGCATGTTATTATATTTTTCGTTATTATTGCACTTATTGCTGTAGTACCTAATTCTATAGCAACGGTACCACTTCCTGTAATACTTAAACTGTTACGATTTATAAATAATTCGTGTTCCCCATTTACGTAAATGCACCTGTCCGCAGCGGAAATAGTATTGCCGTTACAGGTGAAGTGTGGGTGCCCATTAGCTTCAGATAGGATATAAATCCCTTTATTACAAGTATGTATTTTAGAGTTTTTTATGAATATTCCCTCTGCATTGATAATGTAGTAACCAATGTCAATATTTGAAATATTACAATCTGTTAGGGTGATGGCTACTGGCCTACCATTGTTGAAAGAGCCCGAAACAGGGTTACCGGCAAAGACAACTCCAGCGGTACCCGATAGGGAGCCCCCTATTATTGTGGTACTTCTTACACTTCCATAAATAGCTGCTTGTGAAAAAATTCCGTTGATCCAGCCGTTACTTACGACTCCATTGTCAATTATTCCCGTGCCGCAGATGTTGACATTTTCTATTAGGAATCGGGAGTTTAGCCTATTCATAGTTGTTAGTGCACCTCCACCAAGGTCTACAATCTGCCCCGAGTAGTTCAGAAAGATGGCGGTGCCTGCACTTATATATGTTGATAGTGTTAAATTTGCAACTTTATGAAAGTGCTTAGAATTATTACTGGTCAGGTAAATGCCATTACTGCTGGTTACCCATCGCAGTTCTGTTATAGCCTCCCCTGCTCCTATTATTGTTATAGCAGCGTTCTCCAGTACAAGATTATTATTTAGTATATACACACCTGGAGGAAAGTACAGAATGCCATTTGCGGCTTCAGCAAGTGCCGCCCGGCAAGCGGCAGTGTCGTCGGTAGAGCCATCACCTTTCGCACCGAACTTTTTCACATTTACAAAGTTTTTTTCATTGACACCAATAACGTTTTGCCATACAGCAGCATTATCCGTAGGATCTACACAGGTGAATATTCTTTTCCCTGTAGTATTGTAATATTCAGTACCGAATGCATAACCGTCTGTTTCGTCCGTCGTTGCAGATGGATCCGATGTAGCACCGTAGTTCTTTTGTATTAGCCACGCGGAGTTGCCCGCGTTTCTCTCACGAAGTAATTTAGCAGTATTATTGCGCCAGTCCATGAACGCATAAGTTGGGGAGGGTGCCGACGTTCCCTCGTTTGTTGTGACAACAGCGGTAGCACCCGTATTGAACTTGCCTCGTACAACGGAACCCGTCCCTGTTGTAACCTCTCCCAAACTACTTGATTGCGTCATGTTACAGAGTTCCCGGTACCTTGATTTAGTACTGTATTGGTGAAAGTGCCATTGTATACATTGTTTATGCCTTTACAGTCTGCTGCATTACTTGTCAACCAGATGCAGGTGATAATGTAAGTCCCCTGCTGATCAAATATGTTATTTGAAACAACGCATTTATCTGCGTTTATTACAAAGCCGTTGGCTCCTGCATCGAATGAACAAACAATGTTATCAGTTACAACAATACTCGTGCTAGCTGTGGATGCAAATAGAGCGTTCCAAGCGGTGCTAGTTTGTATGCCATACAATTCGCAATTTGAAACAATGACTTCATTCATTCCGTCAATGTATATACTAAAACTATAGCAGTTTAAGTGAATATCTATTACTTTTGCTGTAGTTCTGCTGTACTGTGAATAGAGGTAAACGCCAATGTCACAGGCAAGAATATTTCCACCCGTTACCGTAACCTCTTGAGCATTGTGCGCTGCTACACCGTATTCCCAGAAGAACTCGTTGACGTTGTCAATTAGAATATTTGCTGGGTAACCATTATCCGTATTGCCTGTTGTTGGGTTGCCCCTTATGGCGATGCCGTAGGTTCCCGAGTAACCTCGCTGGGGTGTCTGGGCTTTACCATGAATGGTGCAGTCGCGGATGGAACCGTTTACGGCTGCAACAAGCAGAATCCCGTATTGCCAGCCATCGGCAAAAGGATTGTTGCTAACGTTTGTGCTGGCGCCTTGAATCGTCAAGTCCTTTAGTACAAATCTTTTCTGTAGTCTGTCTGTAACCACACCACTTGCAATCTGTCCGGAGAAGTCAAGCTTTATTGCATTGCCTCCTGTTGCTAGGGTGGTAATAGATATATCTTTGATTGTAACACAGTGACGTGCATTATCACTGGTCACTTCTATCCCTGATGTGGCGGCGGCTGCTGTCCACCGAAGTTCTGTAACAATCTGCCCCGCACCGCTTATGGATATTGCTTTATTTGCTATTGTTAGTTTTGCCGATACTTTGTATACCCCTTGCGGAAAGTATACATGCCCACCTGTGCTGGCGACCGCGTCTAGGGCTGCTTGAATTGCCGTTGTGTCATCTGTGGATCCGTCACCTTTTGCACCAAACGCTTGATCTTTCACACTAACGAAATAAGGCGGGACTGAAATTTCCCGCCAGTCCGCAGCACCTGTCGTTGCATCGAAACAACGGAAAATCTTTTTCTTGGTTACATTTCGGTATTCGCTACCAAAAACATAGCCTAGACTTGAATCCGTTGATATTGTTGGATCTGTAGTAGCACCATAGTTCTTTACAACTTCCCATCCTGTGTCGCCCGCATTGCGCATGTACAGGATTTTAGTTGTATCATTACGCCATACCATGAAGGGGTACGTTGGAGATGGTGCAGATGATCCTTCGTTGTCTGTAACAATCGCCTTAAAGTTGTTGTTGAACCCTACTCTTACCTCGGCACCACTCCCATTCGGTGTTGTACCTAGATTGTCATACTGTGTCATTAGTTATACCATCTCAACTGGTAACCGCCCCCAGTGAAAGAGCCTCCGCTTGATAATAGTCCTATTCTGTCCAGTGCTCCAGGTAGTACTACAGTGCCGTTTATTACATGGTTTCTAGTGTAAGGGCTCAAAATGCTGCTTGTACCTCCTTGAATATTCCATCTATTGTCTACAGTTTTGAATAGGTGATAGGTACCGATAAGAACATCTGTAGAAGGAATTCCTACAGCTAAGCCAAAACGAGTAGTTGTGTAGGCAACTGTATTGCCCATTTCTTCCGTTACGGCTGCGTATGTGGATGCGGATAGGCCGCCGCTTGTACCTAATTGTAACTCAATATTCGAAGTTGAGTTTGTAGTAACTGCAATAATCTGTAAATCTAAGGTAATTGCATCTGTAGGAATACCAGAAACAATTACAGAGGTTCCTGATAATGTCGGGCTTGATAGTGTTCCTGATTTATCCTTTAATGCCGACCATTGGAACGGAGAAATAGTTCCTATTACCGTCCAAGATGTATTCGCGGCATCACGTAGTTTTACTACCCCATTAGCGGTATCAAACCAAATCATATTGGGGTAGGTTGGAGACGGTGCAGTTGCGCCCGAATGAAAGGACGACACAGCTTGGAATCCAACGTTTACGCGGGTGCGAAAAGACGTTCTGGATTGGTTTAGAATGGCTCCCAGATCACTTGCTTGTGTCATTAAATACCTAAATCTTTCTTTGTCTGTTTATCAATAGTTATTTTCGAATGTTTCAGTAGTAATAATAGCACACGACGTACCGCAGCACCAAATGGGGAATCGCTGTCTATATTATTAAATAGGAAATCTTTCGGTTCGAAGCATCCTCTTTCGAAAGAGAAAGTATAAGATCCTTGCTTATCTTTCATGTCATGGTTTTTTGGTAGTTTTACTGACTTCCTAACCGGGCAAGTTACCCAGTCTTCCTCATCTATTACATTGTCGATTGACAAAATATTGCCATTATCATCTAGTTTTGCTACTTCACTCATTATTATAACCTCTCTGCTTTTAATCCTAGTTCTATTACTTGTATATTAATGGATGGATTGTCTGTAGTCAATCTACACTCAAGGTGGCCGACGGCGCGGCACTCTACTTCGAGGGCGTTCATCCGCATAGGCTCACTCCACACAGGGGAGCCAGACGGGTTATCGTCGGTAATGCGCCCCCATACTTCGGCGTCAACTGGTGCCCCTTCTGTGCCGTCAATATCCTCTGTGGAGTCCCATGAATCGGGACCGTCTACCTCATCAAGGATGTTTTCCGCTTGTACTTGTAGTGTCAGGGTAAGTCTTACTTTCTTGATTGTTCCGAAATCCATTCCGGAAGCAAAATTGTACACCCCTTCGGTGTTGACGTAGTGTTGAACACTGTCCCAATCCGATAAAGCATCTACAGAGGCAATAGTATCAAAGCTTGCCGTCTGTAATTGTAATTTATCATCTACAACCTCGCAGGCTGTTTTTGTTCCTGCAAAGGTCGGATGTTCCTGTATATCGTCTTCTGTAACAAATGTTAGTAAACTAGCTTGTTTTGTTGAAATCATTGTAGCCTCTGATTCTAAAGCGTCTGCGTCGTAAACTTTCGCCATATAGGTTCCTGCCATTAACGGTAGATACACGTGAGTTTGATCACCCGATACTGCCCTTCCGATTGTTACACTATTGGCCCAAGTGGGGGAGTCAAATAGTGGTGTATGTCGGAATATAATCCACCCGCCTATTTGTACGTCAAGATCATCGGGCAGTTTCCACTTGAGTAGTGCTTGCCCACCTACTGCGGAAATACTTAATTCTTCAAGTGGATTAGGGGGAGCACTACGTCCTATGACTTTATACCCATTCACCTGAACGGCTGCAGAAGTCAAGAAATTGTCATGTTTTCTAATAACACGAAAATCGTAAATAATATTACTCTCAGGTCCAGTTATTGCAACGCTGCTTGAAGTGTAATCTGTAATTGTCGCTAGGATCCATTGTCCATCTGTGCCTGATACTCGATAAAATATAGTATACGAGTAGTCTGTCGCTGTACTAGGTTCAACGTTAAATACAACCCTAGTAATAAGCGACCGTGACGCTGTAGCAAACATTACAGACGCGTCGGAAACTATGCTTATAACTGTTGGTGGTGGCGGAACCGGTGATGTAACTTCCGCATCCCATTTAGGAATTATCCCCTTTTCAGCATTGTGTATGCCGTCACCTGCAGAGATGCAGGTTATCTCTGCTGATAGATCATTTCTAGGAATAATATCTCTTACAATTAAGCGTAGTGTCTCCGATTCGTATACACCAAATGCGACTAGGTCTTCCACATGGGGGGCTTCTGCTGTAGGCACTGCAGGGTCTAGTACTAAGGTTGTGAAATCTGTTGTGGTTGCAGGTAGAATAAACATGGTGCTGACACTCGTACCGGTACCCGCCGACACCTGAAACTCCTGATCCGGGATATTCAGTGCACTGGAAAAGTTTGCATGCTGGATCCCCAGCAAAACCCCAACAGCGCCCTCGGATATGTCTGCATCTTCAAACCATGACATTCCAGGTACCACAAGAGGGTTAATTATGCTGTAACCGGCATTTCTACCGCCAATAGCAAAGACTAGTCCGCTTTTCAAACTTGTTGTAGTGTGATTAATTGGGATTGCCTGATGCGGAGAATTAAAAACGCCATCTTCGCCAAAGTCTACAGGGGATCCTGCATTTGAGAATCCCATTACAACTCCGACAATACCGTCCCCTGTAGATCCGCCAGATGGGGTAAATGTTACCGTCGTACTATCGCCTGATGTGTATATTTTGCTGTAAATATACAACTTGCTATCATTATTAACTATGGTTCTATGAAGGGTCCACCCTGCAGGTGTTGCAACAGTACCATTCGGGGAACTGAAGAAACAAACTCCCAGGAGTCTATTTGTTGACACCAGCCCCGAAGGGAAGTTGACTGCTATTGCGGTGTTATTCCCATAGTTCTGTTGTGTTGTTCCTACTTTCTGTAGTGTAGGTGAGGCTATTTTGTAGAGATCGGTTCGTTGTTTTCCATCTACAACCCTACGCGCCCTGATACCGTAGCTTGAGCCTGAATAGGTTGTTACGCCAGAGTCCAATGTAATAGCGGTTGTATTATTTCCACTCTGTGTTGTGCTGATGACCCGCATTGCTCCGGAACCGACAGCAATTGCATCATGTTGGAACGCTATTAGATCGCCCCGCTCTACTATAAGCTGTTCAAAATCTGTCTTGAACTTGTGGATTTCCCGCCGTAATCTTTGCTGTGCAATATGGAATCTGCCTTCTGCCCATGCTTGCTTCTGTTTCGTTATGCCTATCCAGTCTACACGTTCAACTCTAATATTTTGTTCATCACCATCAAAACCATCGTCGTATACAATTATTTCATCTGTGGCCCAATCCCTGTCTTCATTTTTGATACTAATTCTATAGGCATTGGGAATTAAACCGTGAGTAATCTCACCTGAATAATCCCAAGTATTTTTAGGTGTAAACAGGCGTACGGGTACAGTCTTTGGCTCGTCTATTGCAACCGAATACTTGAGGTCTCGCAACGTCAGGGTTGCTCTACCTACGCGAGTAACATCTGTAAGAGAGTCTAAAAGTGAAGTCTTTGCGTCAAAGACCCCGTTGAAGACTCTATTCGTTGGACGTGTTACAGTATCCCAATAGGCGAGTCTGTCTAAGTCTATTTGGGAATCCAATGCCGGAGATAGTCGGGAAGGATGCTGTAACATATGGCGGAATATCGCCGCTGGTGAATTTGTTACACGCCAAACCCATTTATTGGTGTTTATGTCATAATCCTTACATTGGGACCTGACTGTAACATTTATCTCATCAAGAGTACCTGTCAACTGTCCAGACGATAGTACACGCATAGATAGGTAGCACACCCCCCGCTTGGGCAGTGGCATTTTATACGCTTCAGATTTTAGCGAATACCAAGAAAAGTTGCCGAAGTCTTTTGATTCGTCGAAATCAGCCGACATTCGAGTTACCCTGATGTCATATTGTTTTGTGGCTGATTGTGCGCCGTAGCCTACAGTCGCCCAGCGGTGCCCCCAAAACATTGGTGACGTTTGTGCACCGAATACAGGGATTTCGGAAACGGTCGTCCAGTTGTCAGCACCCGCAGGGGACTGCTCAATCCTGATAGCTACGCCAATCGTCGAGGGCTTACCTGGAGGCATGGTTTGCAGATGTACAAGCCCTCGATCAAATACAATATCAATCGAGGCTACATCGCAATTTGTTTGAGTTGTGTGCACAACAGGGGCAGCGTGCTTTACTTCGGCACTTAACGGATCCTCATAAACATCTGAGCCGAATAGTTTCAGTTGTTTTTCTTGATCAATGTCCCAAGACAATGGGTTTGTCGCTACATCGGCAGCATTATATGTAATGGATTGTCCTGCCTTATAAGTAAAACCAGCAATTGTACCATTTGCAGTAAATATGTATAAATCACCAAATTCTGGGTTTGCAGGAAATACACCACTTGCAGGATTCCAAGCACCTTTATTATTCAGTTGCCAATATCCACGGCGTATTTCATATTCAATTCCCTGGAAGTTGGAAATTTCTGTTGTACCTATGCGAATTTCGTCTATCTGGAGTGGGCCATGTCCAATAGCAAACAGTGCCCGCCAGTATATTTTTCCCCCTAGTGTTTCTCTGTATGGAATTGCAGCATATGGAGGTAGTACACGCATCTTGCCACCGATGAAAGGCAACTTACCCCAGACGTCCGCACGGTTTTTACCCCCTGTGATTGCATATGTTTGACTTGTATTACCATAATCTTTTGCCACTTTTGGCACAGGTGCAGGGAGAAAGGTATTGACTAGCAGTGTGCCCCCTAATCCAACAGCGGCGCCCGCCAACCCTCCTAGGATTCCAGCACCTATTCCGCCAACGGCAAATCCTAGAGCAGGGGCTGCTAGGCCTGCGGTTGCGACTGTAGCGACAATGGCTAGCAAAGCAATGGCCACAATAGCAACAATGCGGACAGTCCCGCCACCCTTAGGGACAATCTTAACGGTAATTTGCTGTCCTCTTGTAGGTCTTACGGTATGCCAGTATTCACGATATACTAGGGCTTCCCCGATATAAACTAGCCCAAATTGGTGCAGAGCGGGATCTGGTTGTACGAGATTCATTATTTCCAGTAGGGTTAACCCTTCTGGTATTTCATATCTTTGTATTGCTGTGGAGAACGCGCCTGTTGTATTAACTAGCATTATATCGCCAAAACCCTTTTATATTTATATCCTTGCTTACAAGACTTATTATGTGAGAACCAATACTTTTGCTAGTATGCAACAAATATGATTTATTTACAAGTATTCCTACATGAACAGGGGCTAAAATATAACGGCCACAGTACTCTACTGGTAAGTTCATTTCTAACACATCGTAAGTTGTAGCATCCATATAGTTTACTTCAGTCCAATTATACCTATTGGTATTGATAACGTCTTGGATACTTGCGCAGTTTCTTTCTGACTTATAATCTTCTGCATAGGATGGTAATAGTACTCCTGCGCGTTCCATCAAGACCAAGCGGACCAGTCCCCAGCAATCACAACCTTCGCGTGTACGCCCTAAGTCACAAAAGGGGATACCGATATAGTTAGCAACCCATTCAGGGGGCTGCTCTAATATTACGGCCATAGTCCTGGGAAAGAAGTATCAAATGTTTCATATGGGAACTCTTCTGTTGCGAGGTTTTCGACTCCAAGTTTTCCTGTAATGGTGTTTATGTCATACTTGGTTTCTTGCCATTCTAACCCTAGCCATTCACGTTCTAACACTATATCACTATCGGTTACTCGTATAACTTGTATTGTTACTTTGGGAGCCGTAGTTATTTGTCTAATTATTGCAATAATCTCTTGTGTTACGTTGCTAAATGTAAGTACTGCTTCAGGTATCTGCCCCTCGGTATCATCAGGCAGTGTTACACTATGAGGAAACGGTAAGAATGTATTTCCATTGAATACTGTATCTACATTGTCGGAAGTTACCATAATTGGATCCCCAATATCCGGATGACTAATGGTTATGAGTGTTAACCATACTGTACTTGTGTATTCGCTTGATATTTCTTGTACGGCTTCAGCACTCAGTGTCATTGGGGTAGCCTTATTAATTCTAAGGTAATCTTATAACTGTCCCCACCCATATGAGCAACAGAAGGTGTTTTTGTGAATCTATACAGTTCATTTACCCCCGTTCGAGTCAGTGCCCCTGTAAAGGGTAAAGAACCCGCACCGATAGTATTGTAAAAAAATGAAAGAAAAGTGTTTACTTCGTCTTTCGATACTTCGATTGTACCGTTTATCTTTGCAGGCGCCCGCGTAAAGCGCCGTCTAGCTTTTATATTTCCAGCATCCATAGCAGAAAATATTGTAAGTTCTTCTAATCCCTCTGTGTAATCACCATCTCCAGATAGTGAACTAGGGATACCGCTTGGCCACACTGCTACCAATTTATTACCTCGCTCTTACAGTTCCGACGTTGCGCACACTGGAGTTCAGCGCGGAGCCTTGTCTGTTCATGCGTTTCGCCATCATGCCTTCTACTTGATCAATTACTACGTCAATACTCAAACCCTTGTCCGTTTGCTTCTCCTCTGTAGAAACGGCGGATCCGTTATTGTTTATTATATTCACTTGTACATTAGATTTACCCATTGCGGCCATCTGCTCAGGAGTAAAAACACCCTCTCCTCTTTGTAATACCGCATTTACTTCACCTCCCTTATGAAACTTTGGAGCACCCGCAAATGCTGATGAGTGAATTACTCTCGTAGGAAAACTAGTCTTACCAACAATACCACCACCGTGCATTATAGGAGTCGTTTGGAAACTACCCATAGCGAGTCCCCCACCACCTCCACTAGTGGCACCACTGCCGAATCCTAATAGGTTACCTCCGCCTCCAATTGCCGCCATAATTGTCTGGAAGATGATTGCTTTTAGGATTGCTTGTGATATGGATTGCGCCAACCCCATAAAGATGTCTTCAAGTTTTGCGCCTGTTGCGATTGCTTGCACAAGACCATCTGACAAGTCATCAACGAAAGAACGGGTGCCTTTTGCCAGATTTGTAGTAGCGTCGTTTGTTTCACTCACAATCTGGAAATACTTTTCCCAATCAGGTATAAGATTATTTACCTGTGCTGCTTGTTCGTCCTTAAAGTCCGCCAGTTGCGGAAACTGTGCGTTAACATTACCCTCAAAGGTTAAACTTGTATCTGCGGGTTTCCCCTCATAATTTCTTGCATTCAGAATGGCTGTATTTCTTTTGCTGTCTATTGCTTGATTCAATAGTGCATATTTCTTGTTCAATGCGTCTAGCAATTGTGCCTTCTGCGTAGCACTCAATTTCAAGTCGTCTAACTTCCTGATCTCGCTTTGATGCAGACTCTCAAGTTCTTGCTTTTGCAAGTCAAAAACCTTAAGTGTGTTATAGTTCTGTTGCTCAACTTCGATTTGTGCTCGTAGCAAATCCCTGTTAGCATCAGCTACGGCCTCAATTGCTCTCTGCTGGTCACGTAGTTCAGAATTTCTATTACCGCTTCCCCTTCCACTTTTTACTTTAACTGGATCAAGTTTTACCGATCCTCTAACTCCCCCCAGTTGTGGAAATTCGGCTCCTATATTATCTGGATTGTAAAGTTTAGCATTTGGGTTAGATCCAGATGCTGTTGGAGCAGATGGGTCTCCCCAGTCCTCATCTAACCCCATGCGCGCTCTTACTGATGCACGAAATTGGCGGTATCTCTCTATAATGCTTTGGGTTGCGCTTACGATACCTCCAGATATAGTAACAATTCTATTGTACTCCGTAGCGAATTCATTACCAACTGCTCTTATGATTGTTCCTAGTCCTTGTAGTGCGCTTCCGAATGCAACTACTGCACCTTGCCCATCTTTTGATTGGAGAAAGTTTGTTAGAGTTTGTATAGCAGAAGTTACTCCGTCTGTTACCCCCCCAGTTTTATTTAGTTGAACTAGTAATTCATTCCATGCATTTTGCATACGGGTAGTTGCTTTGCCTACTGTATCCCCCATTGCAGTAAATTGGGTATGAACAACGTCGGATTGATCTTGTATTGATTGCACAATAACACGTGTGGATAGTTGTCCTTCGCTACCCATCTTTTTCAATTCTTCTCTTGCTGTACCTGTGGCTGCAGATATAATGTCAAGTAGTTTCGGAAACTGTTCAGAAATAGATTTGAATTCATCTCCGTTTAGTGTACCACTAGACATTGCCTGCCCTAACTGTAATAGGCTTGCGGCAGTTTCTGTTGCAGTAGCACCACTGACAGCTAGTGCTTCTGTAATTGTCCGTGTAATTCCCTCTAGGTCTTTAGTAGACAGTCCTAACTTCTGTGAATTCTGCGCTAAGCGAATATAGAGCGATGATACTTCTTCAAAACCTGAACTTGTTTCTTGAGCAATAGACAATAATGCTTTATGTGCTGCTGTAGCGTTTACTGTACTTCCTGTTGCTAGTTTTAGTCTAGCATCAAGTAATGTATAAGCATCTCCTACTTTTATAACATCCCCTGCTACTTGCACTAAACTTAAAGCTGCAAATGCTCCACCTAGTAAGCCAATAGTATATGCGGCGGCTTTAGAAACAACACCAATATTTTGTATGTCTTTTATTACTTCATTGGTCGCTTTGGATGCTTGCTGTCCGGCAGTCCGAATTTGATTTGTCGCTTGCTGGAACACACTCGCGCCAGCTTTTGCCCCTGTTGCGTCAATACCTAGTGCTAATGTTGGTCCGGCAATTGTTGTCATTTTTTGTTCTTTCTTAGTTCATTTAATTTGTTATCTAATCTATTTATTATATCAATAAGTACCTCTGTTTCGCTAGAGTCAAGATTATAATACTGAGCATAAAGTAATATTGAGTCCCATGGAATAGGACCCCTTTCGAATTTAGGGGTGGTCAGCAGGTCTAGGAACGCAGTCCAATAGAATATTTCGGATACCCCCAATTCTGGAGGGACAGCATTCTTTGGTACGGGGTGCCCACGGGCTTCTGCGGCTTTTCGGATATTTTCGGCGTATTGCCCCCAAACATAATCCCACTCAAGCCGCTTTATTAGTTTTTTGTTGTTGCCTCTTTCTTTTCCGGATCAAAGGTTGTCAATGTCCGACTAAGCAGAAGAATGAATTCTACATACCTTCTATTGTCAGGATCCTTCACAATGTATTTGGCGTTCTCCGTAGAAAACGGAATTTCCTTCCCCTCCGGGTCGAAGTGATTTTCCCACCCGCACAATAAGTCTAGGGCCAAGTCTTGATTTATTTCAAGTGCGGTCTCTTCTATTTGCTCTGGTGTTAGATTTTTGGTGATTCGCTGAATTAACAACGTGTGTTGACGAGTAGATGCGCCTTTTATACACACCCGCATAGGTTTATCTTTCGATACCCACCAAATATCCGGGCAGTCTGCCCATTTGCCGTTCAGTTCTGCGTTTGTGTCAACTGCTAGATTTGGGTTACCAAGTCTCATATTTTTATTGGACTCCTGCTGTTCTTGCTGCTACCTTCGAAACATTTAATACGGCCTCTGCAAGCTGCGTATCGGCAGTGCTTCTGGCTGTCTTCCAGGTTACCGCGCCATCTGCACCACGTGAGATCTCCACATCTTGACGAGATGTCATAAAGGTTAAGACGGTTATTGTACCATTATTTATATCTGCTGTTACCTGTGTGCAAGCTGGTGTTGCCAGTACAAGGCACAGCAAAAGAATTCTTAGTTTTCTACGCATTGGAATTAAGCTTTATCTGTTGGCTGTAAGTGTAGTTGTCGAATACCGTTGAGAAACGCACCACCTGCCGCTACAATTCCCGTAGCAGCTATTTTTAGAGCATCAATTGTGTCTGTAGGTGGCACCGATAGCAGAAATGTACCAGCAGCTACAACTCCGGTTACTATACTTGTAATTGCATTTTCAATGTAGGGGTTCATACTAATGCTACTCCACTCTTTGACAATCTATTTACAAAGACTTCGGGATTGCCCTTTCCTAAGACAGTATTGTAATGTTTTTTCCAGTAGTGGGCCAATCCTTCAATGTCATAATATGCCGGAAGAGGAGATTTAACTCGTCTATATAGGACTCTGGTCATTGCAGCGGCAAAGAATAGATTCCCTCGCATCTGCTCAGCACCCTTCACTGGGCCTCCGATACACATAATAGAGGTAACTTTTGCTTTTACATCCGAGTTAAAGTCAAGCCAGTTCTTCCAAATGTCCTCATAAGTATTGGGTTCCATTTGCCATGGCCCTATTGCCGGCCCACCATTCTGGTGCAACCATGTTTCCCCGTTTATGGTACTTTCGGTTAACGCTGTTCCTAGGACTAAATAATCAGCGGCCTTAGACCACATTCCTAGGAATTCATTAACGGGAGTTATGACGTATTTCAATAAATGGTCAGGTTTGATCATACCTCTACGTAGTCCAATCTGTTGATTATAATAGTTTTCTGGGTCAATACTGTATCCTTTAGTGCTACCACGTTAGCTTCAATTACAACATCCTGATCCGATGCATTTGCGTTTGGGGTTCCGCCGGATAGTTTAACTCTAGGAAGTTGAAAAGCGTATGCCTGATTATTTTTTACATTGACAACTGCTAAACTAACATTTTCGTTGTTGACTAGTTTATTCCAGATAGTTGCGTCGCCAAAGTAGGTTGTAAGTCCCCCTGTAACATTTAGTCGCCCTGTACCTACCCCTACAAGACCGAATACACTAACGGCAGTTCTGTCCCTAAGGTTATTACTGGTTGTAATTTCGAACCTCTGAATGTAGTTCGGCCCAGCAACACGGGAACCATTGAAGGCAATCATTCCTACATCGCTAACCGCATTGATTACTTCGCCACTCTTTGGTGCATCTGGGGTAGAATCAAGTGGGGAGGTAGTAGCGGCATTAGCCGATTTACCCATTAATGTAAATGAACCCGATACAACCGATCCCGGCTGAATCTGTAGGCTCATCTGGTCAACAGTCTCCCCTGTAAATACCAGATAGTTAGGGACTGTCTGCCCTAGAAAACCTTTTTCCATTGTGAAGGAAATAACAGTAACACCATTACTTAGAGTATCGCCGAAGAAAACCCTAATGGCCTTTCCTGATCCAGCATCAGTCGTCCAACCATCGGGCTTGTAATCTAAGGTAATATCATTTTGTGTTACTGCAACTACTCGTGCCCAATCGTTTAGGACTGCTGTTGCAAATCTGTTACCCGTTGCGGAGCCGCCGATTCTAATCAAGGACCCAACAGGGATGCCCAAAGTGGTGAAGTCTAGGGCAGCAGAATGCAGTCCCGTAGAAGTCGCTGAAATATCCCCTGTGGCGCCCTCAAAGCCGACTACCTTGATAAGGGCATTACCTGGAGGAATAGCCTCGTCCGCTAGTGTCGCGTTGGTTACAATTGTGGTAGCAGTTGAGGAGGTTATCTTTCCTACTTTATTGTTGGTTGCATTTCCGAAACCACTAAATTGCGCAAGGTGACCAAAAACAAACGCTGTACCTCCGGAAACAACTGTAAATGTAGATGTGGAGTTTGTTACAGCGGTTATTACGCTATCCGCTACGCCACCATTGGATTTCTCTGGAGTTTTCTGCCAGTTGCTCATAAGGGCAGATGCGAAAAAGTCATCGTGCTGCTTGTAAGAAAGTTCGAAATTGTAACCGCCAGAATTTCGTGCACCTGTAAGAATTAAGTCGGTAGTCTGTCGATCTGTAACAATTTCCGCGGAGGCTGTAGTCTGTATTTCAAAGTTAATACTTTCACCAGTATAACGTAAAACCTGCATTTGTGGACTTGCTGGTGTGACGCCCCAAGTAGTTTCTTTTACATAAGCTAATTGTACTAGATTGCTATCTGTCATTTTTTGTTATTATGTTACCTCGTCATATGTAAAGGGGCATAAAACTGTTATTTGCCACCATCCTGTATTCACAACGTCAGTTTCTTCTCCTATTGTATTCGCTATTATACAATAAGGAACGTCAAAAATCAAAGAACCATTTCCTTGATTAACGCTTTTCTTCCTAAAGATGGCGGCTACTTTGTCGGCCAGCCACCTAGCCCTGTCTACCCCTTCGTTTATTGGCACAAATACTTGCACGAATAATATATTAGCATGTCTGTCTAATGAAGGTTTTCCTAACGATATTTGTTGAGCGTCTCCGTCTCTTATAGAGATGCGTAGCCAAGGAATATTGGAAGGTCGCTGATCTATTACTTCATTCTCCCAAAAGGCCGTTCCGTTTGCCGGGTTCCACGCATCTGTCCATATCTGTTTTATTGCCTTACTGATATATAAGAAACTCATTTTACCTCACAATCTTAGATATTGACTGCACAGTTATAGATACCATACCCTGCGGTGCTTGAGTTGACCACCCATACTCTAACCTTCTCGCGTAGGGTAGAGAATTGTGTAAGTAGATTATTACAAAGGGGTTAGTCAAATTATCTACTTTCTTGCCTTCTGCAAGAGAAGCCGCTCCGGTCTTATCTATAGAATCGCGTATGCGACTATTTATAGTTTGTATATCCACAAACCAGTTATTTCGGAAATGCCCTCCTACGTACCCAGGTGGTGCGGGGTGTTTCCACAAAGACGGATTGCCTACAGGCGATCGCAGAACGACCCCGCGCAATGCAGATAGAGTAATCTTTCTCAGAATGGGACTAAACTGCTCTTCAGGAAACCTTTCTGTCAGTTTCTTTAGGCTTACATTCCATTCTGAAAAGGGCAAGCTCATCGATCTATTACCAATCTATAAGCTAATATTTCATCTTTTAACTTGTACTCATCAATTTGTTTTATTGAGGATAACGCATTTGGGGAAGTAATAGAAACTTTGTCTGTTATTTTCGGGGCATAAACATCAGCATATACAAAAACAATTTTTTCATTTGTGTTAAGCATTATAGATGGGAATACCCGAAATAGGTTAGTACTTACAATTCCTAAGACATTATGTGAAACTGAGTGTACATTATCGTAAACACCTGTTGTTTCATTGAATACACCTTTATCAACTGATTCTATTAACAGTATACCTTGACCGAATTCTTTGAACAACTCATATACATCTGTCTTTTCTGGTGACATTTTAGACCCTATAAGCTTTTACGGCAATGCCCCCGCCGCCGGAAATAAGTGTTGACAGAATATCATCTATAGTGGTTGTTACAGTATTGGACTGTAGTGGATTTTCGTATACTGTGGCCGTCGAGATTTCCCCTACTTTTACAGTTTTACTTTTTATTGTAACATTTGGAGAAGGCTGATTTCGCAAGTCTGTGCCTTGTATTACTAAGAGTGCAAGTTCGCATACTGCATTTTTTATTGCGGAAGGGACGACACCGTTCCAATAGAAACCGTCTGTGTCAAGTGCATTTATTCTTGGCCAAGATAATGCTTGATCTCTATCGGCTTTGTTTCCGATGAACCGCTTACCAAAGCGTTTATCCAGTTCTTTTGTTGCCTGTATTATTGCAATCTCTTTGGAATCGTCACTTGCTCTCGCCCAAGTATTGTTTGTCTCTGCATCCCAATAGTTGTCAGCATACGTCAAATCTACATAAGCATTTGCATTCTCTAGACCGGTACCGTCTTCTACAATCACTTAACACCCCGCTCTAATACTTCTACAATGAACTTTTGTGCTTCCCCTTTCTCGAATTCGGAGAAAGTCCATTGGCCATATGTAAGTCTATTGAAATAATCATACCAAGAATCTTCATCAGGAAACCACCAATCCAAGACAAAGTCTTCTAGATTTACTAGGTCTTCTGTAATGCATTTGTATCCCCCTGCCTCAGTTATTACAGGCAGTCCGTACAAGAGAGCATCATTACCTGTATTGGATCCCCAAGTAACGACGCATTTCGCCCGGTCAAATGCTTCTTCCAGGAATTCCGTATCCTGTTTCACAGATCTGGGATGGGGACGAAAGTGGACCTTTTCATGGGGAATTCTATCGGCTATTTTTGTGGCCCATAGATTCATATCGTTGTTACTTCGGAATGGATGGGTTAAATCGTCTGGCCATTGTCCGATTATTAGGACTTCCCCTTTTGGTTTGCACTGTAACCTAGGGTATTCTATTCCTAAGGATTCCCTACGGTCAGGCGGGCAGGGGAAAGGAGGTACCCATCCTGGGAAGTCCCCAAAACTGACGCATAGTGTTTTTTCGTTATCCCAAGTTGTTCTGTAGGCTTCATTGAATCGGTTTACGTACCCTAAATCAACAATTACAGTAGGAATACCTCTTGCCTTTGCTGATTCTTTTATTGCAATATCATCCTTACGGCAGCCGAATATTACTGCCACATCTACAGGTGGCATGTTCCACATATTGTCCTGCCATCCTGTAGGGTCTACACATACCCATGGTATGCCAAGTGTATCCAATCCCTTAATAAAGGTTGTAGAAGATTTACCGCCTGTTCTGGTTGTTATCAAAAATCTAGTCATACCGGCAAGTATACTCTAAATATGAAAAAAGGGGAATGATCCCCTTTTTTCTTTCCCTTCTTTTTTTTATATTGCACTATTATTGAGCAGAGGCAAAGTTACCCTGCGAAATAAGTGCAACGCCTGGACCGTCCTTAATGCTTGTGCAAGCCTTAGTCCAGTTAGTCTTGGTAGCTAGTGCAGCATCAGTTGGGTTTACTGTAGAAGTTGACCACTTGGCACCCTTAGCACTTAGGGTGTACGCACCTTCTGCCTGATACCTCTTAACTAAGTTCTGCTTACCAGTAACGGTAACAAATTCATATTCGGTATCCTCTGATACAGTAATGCGTACTGCCGATGGCACAAGACCATAGATAATAGACTTGTCATTAGCAATAGAGTTTGCATCAACCTTTAGGTAGGACGAGTCAGTAATAATTACCGGCTTACCCATTGTTACTAGGTTACCCTGTGCGATAAGCACACCAGCAACGGTATCGATAGTAATACCAGCGGCCTTTTCAGCTAACTTGTAGAAGCTAGCGCTGTCCATTACCCAAGCAGCGACTCGGTTGCCGGCATCACCTAACTTAGCCTGTGTGCGGATCAAGTTAATATAGTTGATGTTGTCGTCCGGTGCGGTAATTGCCGAAGCATCATACTGAGCAGCGCCGAAAGCAGCGTCGGTAGCGAAGAATAGACCCTTTAGTGCGGCTAGAGCGCTGGAAAGCATCTTCTGGGCCATTTTCGCCCCCGCCTGTTGACCAAGCACGTAGGCAAGTGTTTCCGGAGTATCACCAATTTTCTTGAACTGGTCGTAGGTGCCGGCAACCGGACCTTCGCGCCAGTTGATCTTTGGACTTACAAACTCGTCCTGCGATAGCTTGGTGTCAGACACATCCGCAGTGCTTGATAGCGTACGTACAGCTAGAGTGTCAGCAATGGTGAAAAATGCCTCCTGTAGGAAGTTACCTCTGTGGTATTCAGTGCCTAACTGAATAGTATTTGCGCTTGCACCGTTAAATGCATTGACAGCCTGTGAGACAGTCTCGAAAAGACCTGTCTGAAACTGTGCCTGATATACTTTTGAGTCGTTAAGAGTACCAATAGCCATTTTATTTTAATTCTCCTTTGTTATTCTTGCTATATCAGGCATCACGCCGATCCGGCATTTTATTCTCTGTAACAGTGAATCACTCACTGTTACTTATTTACAACATTCTTTCTAATAAATTCCTGGATATTTTCGCCACGGGCTACCGCGTCGGAAATATGGTTTGATCGTTCACTTGTAGTCATCTCGCTCCAAGCTTTGCCTTTTACTCCTTTGGCACCACCTGTTGCGCCACCACCTGTCGAAGACTTGAACAGATGTGGAGCTTCCTGTGGTAGTACTTCAGAAATCCATTCGGCAAAAGCAATTTCTTTTGTTGGATTCTTCCTGCTATACTGTGGATCACCCATAGTATTCAATGCAACTAGATTACCTGCGTTGTCAAGTTGCCAACCAAAAGACTTTGCGCGGAACACTACATCTTCAATTGCGCCATCCTGTACATGATACTTAGGAGCTTCGGCGCGGAATCGCTCGTTAAAATCGCGTTCTCTTAGGTTGTTGTGCAATGTTTGGAGTTCAGCGGTAGCCTTTTCTAAATTCCCCTGTAAGTCTTTGATTATATTTTCTTTTTCTCTCATTACAGGGGCGATTCTCTCTTCTACCGCCGCGTTAATTGCAGTTGCACGATCTTTATTTGCCGCTTCAAGTGCGGTTTCTAGTTCTGGAACACGGCTTTCCCATTCCTTATACTTGGTGATATCTAGGTTCGCAAAATCTTTTACTTTCTTATCTAAAGTATTTGCGCGTGTTCTTTCCGTGTTCAACGCGTTCTTTAGATTAGCATGATCACTCTCTAGTAAAATACCTTCAACACCAGTTAGGCGAAATCCTACACCAGCCTCCCCGCTGTATAGGTCTCTATAGCTTTCCGGTACTTCGTCTAATGTATCATATACTGCTTTTAACATTTAGTCTCCTCATGGTTAGGAATATAATAATATCTGTTTTGAAATTTGTCAATGTCAAGATCATAATTTTTTCTGTTTTCCTGTTTTTTCATCAACAAAACTATCTAGTGTGGCACCTTTTTTGAACATTTCGAATCTTTTCTTTCCTAGTACCTCCTTTTGTATATCTTCACTTTGTTCTTTTAGCCACTCGGCATAAGTCAGGGTTTCCGGGACATCTCCCGCAACACCATTTACAACTGCCGGTCGCGTGCCTATTGGAACCTCATCTAAATCAATACCTAGTTCCTTCCAAGATTTTAAGACAGGCGCTGTTGTGCTACGACAATTATGTGCTATAATGCCGTTAGCGATGTAACAACCACTAGCAGTTTCAAGGTTATAGACATGTCCAAAAAAATCCTTTTCGACGATCCCTGTAATATTGTCAAACTCTATGAATCTGGGGCAACCGTCAAGAATTTGGCGCTCCAGTTCAATACTAGTAATAGTGTTATCCTTAGACTTCTTCGCGAATATGGCGCTAAAATACGACCAAGTGCGTCTAAAAGAAGAGTATACCTTCCTTCTGAGGAAGTCATAGAATTGTTTAATTCCGGAATAGGCGTTGTCGGTATAGCCAAACTTTTTAATTGTGCCCCCGGTCCGGTTTATGCAACTTTGCGTGATGCCGGAATTGAGTCTAGAAATCGATCGGAACAACAATTTGCTAGAATGGCCAGAACTAGCAAGGAAGAACGCGTTAGACTTACAGAGGCCGCCCACAATGCTATGCGTGGGCGAAAATTGACGGAAGATGAACTTTCTGCACGCAGTTGCAGTGAAAAAATCCGAGAATTTAGAGGAAAGACTGCGCGAGATACTGAAGATTTTGTTTACGACAATCTTATTCAGCGAGGAATTACGGGAGTCAGACAATATCCTATTGGTCGCTATAGTTGTGACATATTTGTTGATCCCGTCGCCGTGGAAGTCATTGGGAAGAGTTTTGGCCGTTTTCTTGGTGAGGGAAAACCGGCTAACCGTATTAAATATATCCTCAATTCGGGATTCCATGTTATCTATCAGGTAGTTACTGAAGAATTCCCCTGTAACTTTGACTACTTGATCGCTCTTATTAAGCAATTTAGCTGCGATCCATCCCCGTTGCGTCAATATAGGATGATTTGGCGTGCAGGTGATGCAGAGTCCGGAGGCAGTTCTGATGATGATAACATCGCCTTTGTATACCCTTTTATAAGTTGTAGAAACCCCACCAATGGGCGTTACGAAAGTTTCCCCAGGGAAACATGAGAAATGCGCGGGTGGCCGTGGACCTGAATCCACAGGGTAGACTTTGCCATCTCGCGATCTACAGATGGGAGAAGTTCTGGAGTCCAGCGTACTTACCCATTGTACCCCCTTCACAATGTCTTTATTATTTGTGTACAGTAATTCTCTTGCGGCTGTTGCAATACCGTTTACTGTTGTTCTTACGAGACTCCTTGCTCCTCTTCCGGATATCGATAAAATACCATCCGCGAAATTTGCTCTTTGTGTTCCTCGAATGCGTGTAACAATAGTTTCTGCCGTTTGCCCCTCAACAATCCCCTTTCTAATTTCTTCTAATACTCTTACTTCCTTGCCTTCTGCCCAACCGGCTACCCAGTCTTTCAGTACTTTTCCCTGTAGTGGATTTGTTGTTACAACAGCAGAAAGCATTGCTTTAGGGGGTGTTACTACATCAACAGCAATTGGTAACGCTTCTGTTATATCTTTTACTTGAAATCCTATTTCATTATTGGCTATGTCAATAAGTTTAGGGGATAAAATAGTATACATGTCTTTGCTTTGACTTTGTATAGCCTTATGCACGTATTTGTATAGTTGTAGTAATCTCTTGTTTGTATACGTTTTGGGTAGTACACCGCGAGTTTTTATATTTACAAGTCTCTGGGCAAGCTGCTCCGCTAAATCAATGTCCACTTTTTCTAGGAAGGCAAGAATCTCTTGCGTTATCTCTTCTGATACACGCAAGAGCCTTATTTGCCGAAGTACACTTTTGCTGTGTAACTTCTTATTGGTTGTTTGTTTCGTCATTCATTCCTAGTTCGTCTTGTGTCGCTCTTAAGACAATTGCTCTGTTAGCTGCATCCGTCTCCAGTTCTTCTTCGTGCTCCTCAAATGTCTTGTCGCCTGAAATAATTTCGCCACGCTGTAGTTGTTGGAAGAATTCCGCACGTGAAATTTCATTTGCTTGCAAAGCGGCAATCAGTGCAGTTAAAAGTTGTGGATCAATGTCCTCAGGAATGAAGTCCGTGTTTAACTGACAGTTCACATCGGTAGAATCTTTACCTAGCCACGCAACATACCAGCGCAATGCTTGTTCCATCCCTGTAGAGACTTTTGTTACAATGCCCGCGAGTACGCTGGAATCGCTCGTCTGCTTTAGGTCTACTGTTCTCGCAGCCTCACCTGTCTTAGACCGCGTCTCTAGCAGGCGGGCGCCGCTATCGGCCATTTCCCGCTTGTCGGTCTCCTGAGCTTCCCGTAGCTCACCTAGGCCTGCCCCAGTATATTCGAGCATGCCACAAGATGAACCATCGGGTAGCCCCCACACTTGATGTGGCCCTAATGTGTCGGGAACGGTCTCTTGGGTAACTCCTGTCACCCACGGAGTCGGAAGGGCAATCCAGTGAAGTCCCCAATGATAATCAGCGCTTACTAAGTAATAGTGCAGTGCAAGATTAGTAATAGGTTCAATTGGAGGATCAGCAATCTCTGTGCCAAAATCGCAGTAACTGCCCGATGTGAAGAGGTAAAAAGGAATATAATCTAATTTACGTCCCTTTATTGTAGGTGTTATAACTTCTACAATTTCGGTAGGTCCATTTTCCACTTCTTCATAAACTGTTATAGTGTAGAAATTTTCTTCTAATGATAGTACTCTATAGCGGTATGTAACTGAAAAAGAAAACGGGGTGGTTTGATTCCGCTTATAATAAGACTCACGAAGTACAACAAGGGTAAGTTTTTCATCTTCTACTAACCAGTTGATAATATCAAATGGTTTATATGCGCAAAGGTATGGAAGTCCTTTAGAATCTGAGTAATCGACGAGAACGCCCGCTCTTCCGTAAGTAATGACGTCGGACAGAATATCGATTGAAAAACTATCAAAAGACGTACCCTTTAATGTAATGTCCTCTAACAGTTTATCAACTTCCTCATCCACAGCAAGAGTTGCTGGTTTTCTTGCTACCATTCCTGTAAGTCCCGCAACAGTTAGAGAAGGTGCATTATACCACTTCGCGCCCCTCTTATATCTATCGTATTCATCTGGTGACTGCCCCCGCAATGCAGGTAGGTACAGTATTCCCGCGTCTTTTATGATTACTTCACCGCGAATTGCGTCTCTAATTGTTAACCATCTCTTGACGAAGGCATTATAATCACAATGTGTTGTTTCTACGCCGTTATTATTGATGTTTAGATCTACCATCCTCTTGTTCTTACCATCCCTTAGACTTTACTACTACAGCTTTCCCAGACTTATCCATTAATAGGGAAAACGCACCCGAAAGAGCATCTACCTGATCTTTCTTGCCGGCGGGGAAAACCTGTAATTCTTCTAGAAACAACTTGTTCCATGCACTCCGTAGTATTTTCAAATTTCCGACACTTACTTGACTTGATACGGGTTCCGCTCTATCTTCCTTTGACCCCGTTTCTTTCAAGATATTTACTACATAGCCAGACAACTGTGTAATATAGTATTTTACTTGATGTTTACCCGCTTGTCCAGGGTCTTCGGGAATTCCTACCATTACTTTCTTTCCGTCTTGACTAGCGGTGTTCTTTATTGTCCGTTCAACTTTTGCAGGGGTATCGCGAAGTCTTACGATATCCTCCACAAGTAAGGTGTTATCTTCTGAATATATTGAAAGTTTTATTCCAACAGTCCAATCCGGATCAGGACTGGCAATACTTTCTTGTGTGGCGGCTAAATCCCAGTAGCGAATAGTCCTTTTCACACCTGCGGGGATTGCATCTACAATTTCGATGGCGGTTATATCAAATATAGCCCCGGCACGGGGTACGGGGTTTAGTTGTAACTGCGCAGACGTGCCGTACGGACCTAATGACAGTTTCAACCGGTCTACAGAGTCACGTGGGAACCTCTCTGGCCATGCCAGTTCGTTCATTTCTGTTCTAGGATCCCACACCCACCCTTTCTCACTTGACGGTGGTCCGACAAAATGCTTTGGTTGTACCATGGAGGAGAATGGTTTCTTTTCAAATTCCATAGGAATTATTACTTGGGTGAAATCTTCCCCTTCTGTCTCTAAAATGTAACCAGTAAGGTCCGACATATGCAGGCGCTGCATGATGACGATAAAAGCAGAGTCCTTATTTATCGTTCTGGTTGAGGCTGTTTCCTTCCAGAATGTTATTGCTTCTAGTCGCTGAACGTCAGATAATGCTTGTTTTGTGTTGTGAGGATCATCGAAAATTATCCTATTCCCTCGCTCGCCAGTTCCTAGACCACCTACAGAAGATGCTAAACGAAAACCTCGTTTGTTATTCTCATAGCGCTGCTTTTGGTTTTGGTCACTGGAGAAGGAAAAGTTTTCCCCCCACCTCTCTTTATACCAGTCGCTTTCCAGTAGTAGTCTACACTTACGGTTGTCCCTAGTACTTAGATCAGCAGCATAGGAAAATAATAGGTACTTGGTGAAGGGTTTATTCATAGGTCCCCACTCCCATGCCTCCCAATAGACACAGGTGGTCAGAGACTTCATGAATCCAGGTGGTACGGTGATTATAAGACGCTTGATTTGCCCAGATGTTACAGCCTCTAGGTGCTCGCAAATGGCGGCTACTGCCCATCCTTCGACGAATGGTTGCTCTCTGGGCTCTAGGACGTTCCAGCCATCTTTGATAAAATTGAGTAGTCCCCTCCGGGCGCGTTCTTGCTCTATCAATATTAAGTCTGATTTAGAGGGTATTCTTAGCATTCTTCAACTACTTTTTTCGTTAGTCTATGTAGTTCCTCTAATTCGCTATCAGTTAATCCTGATAAGGACTTAGAATTAGTCCGCTTTTCATCAGTTTTTACGTTGAGATTTCTAGTTTCGTTCCATCCGAATTTCTTTTTTAGAATAGTCGTAGCAGCCGATACGGACTGCTTACTAGATGGATCGAATATTTTCCTTATAAGTTCTTCTTCTATCTTACGCTCTAAATCTGCTTGCAGATCAATATACAGTTTTTCAAGCGAGTGTACTTTGATAAGTTCTGCAACATCGTTTGTAGATAGGGAATTACCTGTTGTCTGATTTATATATGAGGTTGCGGTAAATAATAAGCCCTCTGCGAATATTAGAGCTTGACGTAAAATGTCGGGTGTGACTTCTGCGGGCTTGACAAAATTAATTGTCATCCATCGAATCGATACTGTACCGGTTCAAGGTGCGGACAATTCCGTCCGACTTACCCTTACGCGTTACAACTTGTATTCCGCTATTGCGGAGCGCTGTTATTGTCACATGCACTTGATTTAGAGTCATATTTACGATACCTGCTAATTCCTGTATTGTCTTAGGAGGTGACTCTTTCAATGCTTCTACTAATCTATCTTTCTTTGTTACTCTATTGGTCATGTATAATAGTATAACTTATATATTATACTTTGTCAACAGGAATTATTTCATATTGCGTTATAAAGGTACCCGTGGTAACACATTCTTAACGCGTTTTGAAGGGTGATGCGACTGGGGCAAGCCGCAGCATAACCATAACAGGGTAATGGGGGGCAAAAAGGGGGTAGAATAACCCCCTTTACCTTGACTCCTTTTCATATCTGATATCTGCCATTTCCTTATTTATTACACGCATAAGTTGCGCGGCTAGGGAATCCGCCTTGTCCTTTAGATCGGCAACTTCATGTCGCTCGACCGCGCGAAAGTGCAGCCAAGGCCAAGATCCCCAACGCCATATTAGACACGAATATGTAACAACGTCAACAAGGAATTCTAGGTTACCTGTATGCACAAATTGGATAAATTTGGACAACAGCCTCGTTGCTGTTTTTTCTGTGTCCTCCCTAAGGGCTTGTTCATGCATTGTACCTCTTCGGCCTGCGCAATATCGGGCATAACCTACAAGCATGCGATGTTTAACAAGCTCCCACAAATCATGCGGGAACTTTCGTCGGATGGTTTGTGCTGGGGTTTCTGGGGCCTCTCCGTGTTCCGGTAGGGCGAGAACCTCGCCCACCGTCAACCTCTCCATCCTAGAGCCTCCATGATGGTGTCGGAGATGATCGGAGCCTCCAAATAGGGCAGTCTGACAACCATTCGCTCGTGGTACCGGCAATATTCCTCCCCCATGTGTACAGGGTTACCACACCACCACTTACCTGGGGACTCCATTAATTTTCTCATGGGGTATGGGCAGCAGTTGTGCGGCGCTTTGGTGATTCTCTTAATAAGGTTCTCTTGTGTCTTCATTTTAGGTCCTACGTTGTGTATTCTATTGATGAAAAAACAGTCTCACACCATGGCATGCATAGTGTACAAGGTTTTGAGTTTTTTACATCTCCTTGCCCGTTAAACCTAAAGTTATTGAGTTTAAGTTTCTTCCCGCGCAAGGAGTATGGGACGCGCATGTACGCGTCCAGTTCACTGTGTAGATTATCGAATCTATAGTTCCTTTCTTTTGCTTTGGGGTGGGTCTTTAGTTTGTTGGTCCCGATTGCAACGACGCGCCCCTTATGTGTTATAATCGAGACATGCTTAAAGTAACGGTCTATGGTCGCCGCTACTGCCCTCGCAGTGTCCTCTAGGCTCATAAGATATTTACGCTGTACCTGCTATTTCCGGAAATGCTTTTTCTGCAACTGCTAAGACGCAGCCGTGCAAACCCTCTTGCATATTTTGTAGAAAAAGATCAACTTGGTTGATAGGGATAGTAAAGAAACCTACAAGTCCATTATCGTTCATTAGATTTACAGTTGCAAACATCCCCTTAGTTGAATCCACAAATCCTATGGACAACTTATCACAGTACTTTTCATCTGTGAACTGTTGCGCAGGAAGTACCGTGTAGTTAAAGGGATCGTCATTGTCTCCAGCGCCGCTAAGCATTACGTTAACTCCTTTTCTGCTGATTAAGGAAATCTAATAGCGCTTGTTCGCGCGGGAACAGCGTATCTGATCGGAATCTATCGTAATTATGTCCGCGAGGCAAGTCCATTCTTCTTTCTTTCCATGCTCTAATTACTAACGGATCGGCAACTCCCGCATTTTCAAAAGCAGCCGCCCGCTCAATTGTAGCTAAATCATACCCAATTGGAGGGTACTGATTATCATGTCCTGTATGCGTAAAAGCCAATGCATTATAGCAACCAGGAATATCAATTGCCATGCTAATGATCATATTCTTGCTCATATACCCAAATGGCCGCTCTATAATAACATCGCTATCGACTGTCTCAGAAATTAAGGTAGCCAAAGAGATAAAATAGCTATTACTACTTTCATTATATCTCTTGAACTCGGATAGTGAGTTACCTAGAACCACAGCTTTGAGATCGTTCGTAATTGCATATTGCACAGCTATCAATAGTATGTGCGTACTAAGAAAGGGAATATAAGATTCGTCGGGGGCAAGCCTATTTTCATGTCGAAGTCTAAGATCATTAGGGTCATTGTATAGTTCTTCCCGTCCTGTTCCAATAACAGAGGATGATGTGTAGAACATATCCGAGGGCAACTTTATAAATTCGTGATGTAACACACCTGCTAACCGTGCACTTAATTTGGCAGCAGTTAATTCATTCATGTGCTTCTGTCCATAATCTACGGATATTGTATGGACAACATCAAAGCGCTGTTTAGCCCAATATAACCCAACAGTAGAATTCATTCCTCCGCTAAATACAACAACACAACCGCTCATGTATATTCCCTTTCTTTTTCTTCGTTTTGCAAATTTTCAAATCTTTTATAAATATCCATTATATACTCTTTTTCTCGCTCAATCAAAGTGCAGTTGAAACCTAAGTTCTTACAAGCGATTCCAGTAGTTCCGGACCCCGCAAAAGGATCGAGTATACTACCCCCAGGTTGTGTCACGAGAGTACATAACCACTCCATAAGAGAAATAGGTTTTACCGTTGGGTGTTTACTTCCTGCTCTGTCTTTTGCATTTGCTTTTGCCGAATAGAAAAAGCGTGCTGCGGTGCCGGAGTCGGAGAATGTATTGCCCATTGCGCCTTTTCCTTTTCCCAAAATACCTTTTGCAAAATGCGGCTTACCCTTGCCACTCTTGCTCTCCCCATACTTCGCGAATTCCGCAAGAACCTCGTCGCTGCCATCGTGAGCTAGGTTTGCGGGCCATCTTCCGGCAGGCATACTAGAAACACTATCAGGTAATTCAAAACTCGTAGCATTCCCGGGAATTCCCCCTCCGTGCCGTGACCTTCCTTCGGGAGCGTCACCTGCCTCGATTCGGCAGGCATCGATATTTAGTGCCCCCGTCCCCGTAACTAATACTTGTGCTGCTACAGTTTTTTCTTCTAGCGGTTTTCTAGCAAGGACGATAGGTTCCCATGCGGGTTTTAGAGCAGTTCCGAATCCATCCCATTTCTTTGCGTCTTCCGTAACTGGCGTATTTCCCGTTTTCTCGTGAAAACCCTTCTTTAACGCAGTTTCTATCCAAGGACTTGTAGCCCCTTCTGTTCCGTCTCTCCCTCCTCCCGGTACTTTTGGATTGCGTACTTCTTTTGCATCTATTCGAATTGTCTCCCGCTCTGCCCCAGCAGCCTTATCTATATCCTTACTTATATTATGTGATTTTGGAAAACCGGTGCCGTAGACCCACGCTAATTGGTCGCGTATTTCAAATCCGGCGTCTTCTACTGCACATGCGATGCGATGATACGTGCGGGTGCTGGAAAAGGCAACTAGAAACGCGCCCGGTTTCAGTACCCTATAGACCTCTGCCCACGTATCTGGTCTGAATGCGATGTCCCCACCGTCCCATTCTTTCCCCATGAATCCCCGTGCAAGCCGTGCAATAGGGGTGGACCTGTTTGCAATATCTTGTCCGGTCTTCGTGTGTTCCGGTTCTACTTTCTTGAACCTTTTTACAATACTTTGGAGATGATACGGAGGATCTGTTACACAAGAATCAAAACTATTTTCTTCTAATGTAGGTAGGATTTCTAGCATGTCGCCATATAATACGTTTATCAAGTTTCCCTCTTTCTGAATGTAATTATTTTATTTGGGTTGAATGATTTTAATAATTTTCCTTCTTCCCACCACTCTAATCTACCGTCCGAAAATATTACAGCAGGTTTCTTCACCCTGTGCAATTTTCCACTATTATACCACATACGGGTGCCATCGGCCAATTCTACGGCATGTAAAAGGTCCCGATGGCGATACCCATGGATCCACCATTCCTTACCACCGTCGGCGTAAAGGATAGCGGGTTTCCCTATCCTGTGGGGAAGATTGTCTAGAAAATAGTGGATGTCACCATTACTTTTTGTTATAACGGCGACTCCCCCCTCTTTCTTCTCTACGGTATCATTCATTGATTACCTGTTCAACATTTAATGGACTCTGTGCTGGCACAGGCGTTAAGGATACCATGGTAGTTGAGTCGTAGTCAAACATAGCGCCATCAGAGCTATCAATGATTACCCCAATAATTCCACCAAAAGCTACGTTCCCGAAAACCCATCCGTTAAGCCCAGAATTATTTACGGAACTTCCGTTTAAGTACCCTTCTTTACTGCACCGCACAGTTAGATCATCCGCCTTTCTCCGTACCAACACATTGGCGGGGGTACTCTCTACATTTGCAACGGTTACTTCTCCATTCTTTAAATCACACTTCGCCCCCTGGGGGTCCGAATTAACTGTGATATTGTCAGTGGTGCCAGATACAATAGATGCGCACCCGGACAATAGAATTGGTACTCCGATCATAGCGGCCTTAATGAAATTTCGCATTTCCATTACTCGTCTCTATTTGTGATCATTACGACATCGGTACAGAAATCAGCGTCTCTTATAAGCTGATCATCCGTCACATTATTTAGATAACTATTGGAGAAAGCAAGTGCTTTTTTCACATTTTCATCTGTTGGAGTCGCCCCAGCTTCAACGACGTTCTGCACTGTGGTGTCCCGCAGTGCGCCAAAAATAACAGCGTCTTCCTTCGATTCCGCGAAGCTTAGGAAGCCTTCATAGAGGATACCGCAGAATACCTGCTGCTGTACATACTGATCTTGTCCAAAGGCAGGCTTATTCGGGGTCCAGACGAAGTCATCGGAGGGTACCGCCGCACAAGAGGCGGATGCAAGGATAACCGCCGATGCAAAGGCCGTCTTTAGAAACTGCATTGTCAAACTCCTGTAGATCCGAATCCACCGTCACCACGCATTGTCGTTGGTAACTCGTCAACAACGTCCCACGCGACTCGAATAATAGGGGAAAATACAAGTTGCGCAATTCTTTCTCCAGGTTCCACCCTGAAACTAGAGATATTGTGGTTAATCAGCAGCACTTTTATCTCCCCTCTAAAATCAGAGTCGATAGTACCGGGGCTGTTCAGCACCGTAACCCCTTTCTTAAGGGCGAGTCCTGATCTAGGTCGAATCTGCCCTTCGTACCCCTCAGGGATAGCAATGCAGATTCCCGTGGAAATTAACCACCTGTGTCCAGGAAGAATAATTAACCAATTTGGAATCGATGCATATAAGTCCACGCCAGAAGCGCCGGGTGTAGCATAATAAGGGGGACTGTCCCCTTTATAATGGTCCAAAAGCTTAATAGATGCGCCTATCATCATTAGTGCTTCCCCTGATTCATGGAGCCCGGCTTGGTGTAGCGGCTGCCTACATCCTTGCCTTTATGGTCACGCTCGTAAGCGGAAATACGCCTGCTCAAGCGCATTGCGACCTTACTCAAACCTGCAGTCTTCGGCTTCTGAAACTTCTGCGCCGAAGGGGAATTTACATGGATCCTCATTGGTATACGTCCTTTCCTACTGTGTTGATAGACTTACCGAAGATTACACTCACAATGCCAATTAACTCATTTTGGTAATCGGCATGTTCCTTTAGGTATCCTACTGCATTTAAGTATGAAGCTCTACGCTTTTTTCCATTCACTGCCCCCTGCTGGGAAACACGATTAAAGAAAGCGTCGCTCCGCACATAGCCAGGAAGTCTTGCGAACAGTACACTTACCATTTTAACTGCCTCTAAGTAGTATGGCATCGATTGGATGCCGTGCAATGCTTCTACTGCTTTCTTATACGATCCGCAAACACGGGTAACTTTAGTCGACTGCCGAACTTGTACAGTTTGGACAGGAATTCTCCCGTTTAGGAAATCCTCCCACGTTCCGTATTTGCGGATGATTTTGTCCGCTGCTCTACCCGCGTTACCAGCCTCGCCTTGGCTATCGCTCCCTAGCATACCCAGGAGGCAGATAACTCGCTTAAATTCTTTCTCTTCCATCCTCTCCTCCGGTATGCTCGTTGACACCTTTTATATCCAAATTTTCAAAAACCGTCAACAGATTTTTTTTTTCTTTTTCTTCTATGGGATAACTCATATAATAAACGTGATAATCGGCAATAACCTTAAAGGAGGTTTCGCAGTTATCACATGTTAATATGAGATCAGCTGTGTAACTACCCCATACGAAATACTCCCACATGTCGCCATGGAGATGTCCGCAATTGGGGCATATCCCATACTCGTCACTTATATTGCGCTCATTTTTTTTGTATGTTCCAGGTGCCTGCGTAATCATCCCATTATCCCTTGACATAAACAATTTGTTTTAGTGCGTGAACAATTTCTTATAAGATCACTTTGTGCATTCATCTCCTTATGTTTACTCATCTCGATAGCCTTTACACTAAACCTAATTTTGCCATCCCCGAATCAATAATCTCCTGCGGAATCGGGATACCTTCACCCCAATTGGGGCCATATTTGATGTCCACAGGGAATTGTACCTCAGGGTCCTTAACTACATTTTCCATTGTATGCTTAATCAACGCAATACCGATGTCAAGCTTTTCCTCCAGTACATCCGCATTTGTCTGGTCATGCACAGGGAATAACGGGAACCCGCACTCGTATTGTGGCATTAATGTGACAAGTTGCGAAATAGATACAGTGTTGAAGTCACTTGCGAAACCTTGAATAGGGGTGTTGACAGCCATATTTAACAAATTTTGCTTGTTCTTCGGGGTTGTCAATGGGAACCTACGTCGGCGCCCCGTTGGCTGATCAATAATCCCTGTGTCAAGTACAATTTCATGTTGTTTCTTAATCCATTGCGCAAGTACGACATATCTGCCTAAGAGCGCTTCTAAATAGCGCTCAGCATCCTCAACGGGGCACTGCAGATCCCTTGTAGCCAAGGTATACGCTTGCAATCCATAAATCCCCCCGAATGTAATGGGTTTGCTGACTTGGCGCAACTCCTTTTTTATCTTTTTTCGGAAAATATCCACATCTGCAAA